GCACCTAAAGGAAGTGGTATTGGTTACTTTATGAAGCAGGGTATTCTTTGTTCCGCCCCAATTAACCCGGACCTCCAAAGACTTGACTTGGAGGGGATGATTGTGGTAGACTACTTTGACCCAGATACAGATATTGAAGAAGCATTTAATGCCCTTAGCCTATTGGAAAAATACGAAACAATTGGAGATGATAATGAACAGACTAAATAATGTAGATGGTTCTGACTTGGGATGTGTTATTGATGGCTCTCACATTCCCGCCCACAAATTGGATTTTCGTATCATTAGACTAGCCTATGAGAATGGCTATGATGTTGATTATTTTCAGTTACAGAACGATATGGATATGTATGATGAATTGCCATATGAGGAAATTGCTGATATCAATGAAGCCCTGTGGGAAGAATCCGCATTGGCTATTGATTGGATGAATAGTCAATTACCAGAACATTATTATCTCTATGTAGACGATGGTAGTTTGTATCTCACATATGAAGATGAAGAAGGAACGGAGTATAACCTATGACAAAACGCGAATATCTTAGGTCCCTAGGCTTTAATGTAGGAGAGCGGGGGAGGTTTACTGAAGCTATGAAGAATGCTATTGCTGAATATAGTGGTACATTCGATGAGTCTTCTTCTAAACCCGCCCCAAAGCCCGGTATTAATTTTCACAAGCTGGGAGAAAATGCAGTCCGGCTGGGTCGGACTCTAAAGGGCCATACCGTAGAAGGCTATGAAGTATCATTTGTTACTTGTAGAGAATGTTCTATGCATATGATTTATTGCGTATGTGATGGTGGTATTCTTGCACCGTCAATTGTTGTTACATCTAAGGAATCTGATGTCAGAGTGGCATGATACAATGTCACTACACGAAAGGAGTGTCTATGTCCACACCCACAGATAAGGTCTATAAGGTGCTAGTCAAGGAGTTGGGGGACTTTAGAATGAATGAACCTGCCCTAGTCAATAGATTAGAAGCAGAACCCTATGACATTCATGCTCGCCTTATGAACATTATTCTGTCTTACATCTATGCACAAGCCTACAATTATGAAATTGGTCTTATTCCAGTAGACCGCTATGACATTGTGCGTATGTGTAAGAAGATAAAAGACTATGCTCTTAGTGAAGAGTTAGACCCTATCAAAAATCCCACCTATGATGTAACCGGGCGGGAATTCATTGGAGCCTAATTTGATATAATATATACATAACAGAATAGATAGGCTATCAGGTACTTCCTACCAAGTCTTATAAAGAATAACATCTATTCACCAAGCCCCCCGAATTGCGGCGTTCGGGGGGCTTACTCTTATATTTTACTATCCGCTACACAATCATATATGACATTACGAAAGGCCCCCCAATTTTTTCCGCAAAGTGGAGGAAAGTTAGTGTTTTACCTATATAAAAAGGGTATAAAGTGGAGAGAAATACACAAAAACGGGCATATTTTATAGGTGTTTTCCCATATTTATATGCCCGCCTTGTCCCACAAATTAACATTACGAAAGGCCCTGTGAATAAACCTGTGGATAACCTGTGGATATTGTGGATTATATCAAAAATACATAATCTACATTACTTTACCATATTTAATTTTTTTTCTACCATATTTATTTGTATTTATTTGCACTAGAACTCCAGAGAACATTACGAATCTTGTGAATATCGTCTGCCATTCTATCTATAATGTCATTTGTTTCTTCTGATAGGTCTAGATCTTTTTTGGCTACTCTTCTATCTCGTTCCGCCGCCCGATTTGATGAGGATAGAATCAATCCAGATAGTAGAATTGCTTCTAAGGATACTATTAATGTTAGTAGACCATATGGAAAGGGTTCTATTTTAAACCCTATCCACACCCCCCAAAAAATTAGATGGAGAAATAGAAACAGGGGTTTCCCTGACCAAATGGCTACTGTATCAGATATTATTTCTATCTTTTTCAGTATGTTTTTGATGATATCATCGCCTTTATATAGATTTAGAGTGAAATTACTTTCACTCCATGCATATATTTTACCACTTGTCTAAGATTAAATTGAAAGTGATTGGCGTTGTGATTGAGACATTGCTTCATTAAATTTCTCCATAAAGAGATTAATTACGGTAGCGGTGTCATCTACAGCATAAATACTGTATTTTGTTTCTTCTCCATCTGGAATACGATTATCAATGGCCCATGCTTCTAATAAACCAATAGCTACTTCTGCTACGATATTTTCTAATGTATCTTTAGATACTGGAATATCATTCATTCCCGCCAACCTTTCCATAAAGAGCATTCCATACTACTACAAGATAATCTTGCTCATTCTCAGTAAATTCTACTCCAGAATGGGGCGCAAACAGCACTGTATCGCCCTCTTTAATATTTTCTGGCACTTCGTGTCCAGTAGACATTACGATGCCCCTAGGAACCGATCTATCAATTTCTGATGATGCAATGTAAAGACCAGATTTAGTGGTCTCTTCTTTTTCTTCTTTAATTTCTTTAATAACTACATAAGTTCCAATTGCCTGAATCATTATTCTCCTATACTAATAATATCAAATGGTGCTGAACAGGTTGTGGAAAACTCCGCTGCTGCAGCAAGCGCATATTCTACTCTTTGCTTCATTGTAATTTTTTTATTAAATTCTGTCGAATGCAAAGAACCTAACGCATATTCTGAAGCTGAACCTATTGCTACATAGTTAGTGGCATATTCAATTGCTTCAAATTGTGAAGTAATTTCAAAAATATGACCATTAACTGCAACAACTAATCCAAAACCTGAATTACTATCTTCTTTGTTAATTTCATATTCACTATCATCTAAACATTGTTTTAATTGTGATACAAAAAATCTATTCATATATTCATCTAATTCCATATCCTTTTGTGGTTCGTCAGGTTCAAAATAATATTGAACAATTTTGCCTGCTCTTATGTCTCCAGCATAACCAAATAGATACGAACCCCATTTAAATACCTTGGGATGTTTTGTTGTAATAGTAATACCATTTATTGCGTCTGATATTGCTCTGTCCCCACCGATAACTATACTATTATTTATCGGATTGGAAACTGCTACGATACAAGTCATTTTCCGATTCCTTTGCTATATATAATTCCGTTACATATGCATTAATTAATAGAGTTTTGCGCCATGCTGCAAATGCAAAAATTAAAGCCAAGCTTGATACAAAACTTTCACCTGCTCTAATTTTTAAAAAAGCATCATAAGCGGCATATCCATTAATAAATAGAAAAAATGCCAAGCCTGTAGTTCTTCCTATTATGTAATATAAAGATTTATTAATCATTATTGCACCTCCTTAATAATTTCCGGCGCGGTTCTGGAATCAATTTTTTTTACTATAATGCCTTCATTAAAAATAAATACTGAAGGAACACTTTTAATACTATACTCTTCTAAATATTTTTTGTCAATCTTATCAATATCAATCATAAAATAACTTCTGTCTTTATCAAGAACAGAAGCTTTTGCAAATTCCGGTTTTAGCTTTACACATGGACCACACCATGTGGCTGTAAAGGCCACAATGGAATTCTGAGAGGATTTAATTAAATCCATATTGTCAGTAATACTTAACATTTATTCTCCCTATACAATGAGTTCTGAGGCTATAATCTCTTTGCCTATATAACGCCTATTGGTAATATATGATCTTACTGATTCTACTCCATTTGATCTTCCCGCCAAAATAATAATCCATCGGGGCTCATATTTGGAATCAATACAAGATTGACATAAGACTAAACCTATATCATTAATTATATTGGAGTTTTTTGAAAAAAGCTGAGCTTTTGGCTTTTCACATGATTGACATAGCATTATAAATCCTCTTCTATATAATGAATACCTGAATCGGCAATTAACTCAAATTCTTCGTTGAGCAAATCAACTATGTATTCTATTCCATTTTTATTATATTTTACTTTTGATGCATGAGCGCCATAAGAAACTATCTGACCAAGGCAGTTCTCATCAAATATATAAATTATTTGATTAAAATCTGATTCCCTTTTTCTTTTGCTCGTCATCTTTTACGCCCTCAATTTCGCATGGTGTTCCATAAGACATTATTACTTCACGAACAAGCAATAAATAATTCATGATTTGTTCTCTTTGAGAATCATTATATTCCATTATATTGCTTTCATAAATTGTAATTGCAAGATAATTTGGTCTAGTTTTAATATCAAAAACCAAACCTTTAACTGGACATTTAATATTTCTGATAGCTTTTGCCATTTTAATATTATATGTAATTCTTACAGGCTTTTGTTTTTCAAAAGGTTCTTCATTCCAAACTAAACTATCCATGCAATTTTTTCAACTTTCTCCACACTTCAGGGGTTTTGTGCATATTGTATTGCTTCTTGGGCTTTCCGTATTTCACATACACCCCGCCCCAGACTCCTTGTAATTTGTTCTCTATTCCTTCTTTATAGCAGAATTTAATTACAGGGCAAGACATACACACATTATCTATTTGCTTGGCTAGAACTTGATCTGATTCATAATCATCAAAGAACCAGTTTACATTCATGTTCTCACAAGCAGCTAGATTCCACCATCTTACATCTTGTTTATCAATGCCATTATTTTTAAGATAATCAGACATATTTTGCTAGTACTTTCCATGTACCTGAATCGGTCATGGGAATTGTGGTGGCGTACCCCCATGTGCCATTACGAAACATTCCATTAGTTTGTACATAACCGTTGGCGTTGGGTGTAAACTTTACCATGTTCCAACCGTCCCAATAGAATCCTCTAAACTTATTCTTCTCAACAAAACTGTGAGCATCGTCATAATTCAACTCTGTCAAATTAGACATAATTTTTCCTATCTGTAGTAGTTATAATTGATATAGTATAGCATATTGAATATGCTTTTGTTTATTTTGTATGACACTTGCATTGACAAGTGAAATATCTGTTGTTGTAGTCTGATCCAAAATCAAACTCATGCTTACATAAATCGTGATGTTGTGTATTACAGAATCCTGACACATTCATTGGCTTCCGGCTCATTTTTCGCCCCATGTACTTTGTGACAATTTTTTGTGATAAAGATTGTTTTGGCTGTCAAGCGTGACATTTTCATTAATAAAAGCATCAGATGTGACGATTTCATATATAAAGGCGCTCATCCCTGCTCACCTTCCAATGCTTTGATAGTTGGGCAGGGGTACAACATATCTACACATGAAGAACAATAAAAAGCCCCTCCTTCTGCCTCCATCCAACCGCCTTCATAAATTGGCTTATGCAAGTCACAAACACGCTGGATGGCTGCCAATGCTTCGTCGTGATTCATTCTCGCTCCTAGTCCGTGTAGACAATGTTTTTGATTCCCGCCTCACGAATTGCAGAATAGCAATTGTTACATGGGCGGGACATCATAGGCTTATTTTGATTATTAACTCTTGCCACATAGATTGTAGCATTTCTTGCATCATTGATTTTTTTCAAAGCATCAACTTCTGCATGAACAGAGCATACTTGCTTGATAAAACTTTCAGGTATGATGTCTGGGTGGTTTCTAAATTTATTTATTCCTATGCTAAGTACCCTATTTGATTTTACAATTACCGCTCCATGCTTTCTGCGTTCCTTTGAGGACAATGCAGCGTTTACTGCAAGTTTTAAATAACGCCTATCTCTATTTGAAAGACGCGATTCAGACTCCTTCATGTGTTACTCCTTGATTATTCTTGTAGGAACTTCAAACTCATGCAATATCTTAGCACATGCATTTGATCTTTTGCAAGTCCCATCATTAAAAATAAGAGCATAGTTGATTCCAGAATTAATCATTTCATAATCTCTTTGAATTCTGGAAGATAAATCAAATTTTCCGGCAGGTAATCTTACTAATTCTTCTTTGATTGTATATCCTTTTTGACGCATATACTTTTCAACTTTGCCTACATATTCAGTCACCATATTTTCAGCGCCGCGCTGACCTGTGTGTACAAAAGTAATTCGTTTTTCATCGGGATAATAATAATTTATATCTTCAATGGCTAAAGTAAGATTACGAATGATTTCATTATAGTCTTTCCAATCTTTACTTCCAATTACTAATACTCTCATGTTTCCTCCTTGTAAAACACAAACAACGGTCATAGACCGTTGCTGTGTGAGATCTCACATTTCTCAATCAAAATCAATTGTATGCGTTTACTGGGGTAAATGCGCCGCCCCAAACAGACTTTTTGATTTCTTCTGCTGATTCCTCTTCTTTTGTTTCAGAAGTTTCTGCAGCTTTTTCTACTTTTTTGCAGTCTTCACAGCATCCGCATCCGGGACCTGTGCAATTTCCACAAGCATTGTCGCAGCATTGTGCTGCTTTTGTAACTTCAGCAGTATCTTTGCCTGCGTCATATGAGTGGTTCTGATTTTCATATTTGTCCTTGCCAACCAATTCTGCTCTTACTGCATCAAGAGCGTCCTTTGCTTTAGCAATTACATCTGAAATATCATTTTTAACGATTGGGCTAGCATCCTTGCCATCTGGCTCTGTTTCATTATTTACAGTTACAGATGATGCACGACTCGTGTCTGGTTCTTCTGCTTTCTTCATGGAAGAACCGCAATTTGGACATGTTTCGCCTGAAACTGTTGCTGGGGCCGATGGGCGTGATACATTAGGGTATCCTGACTTCTCAATTTCATCAAAAGATTTAAGAACACTTTCAATTTCATCAATAGCTTTTTGTAGAACTGGAACATCAAACTTTTGTGCTGCCATTTCACCCTTTGGATCAGGCTCTGTTGCGCTAAATCCCGTACTTGGATTTGCAGATGGCTGAACTACTGTTTCATTTTGTAGATTGTTATCCATTTTGTTTTCACCACCTTTCTTTTTATTATTTTGTTCAACATAAAAATCCAGATCAACATCATCTGGTTCTTTATGTTGACTACTGGTATTTCCAATCATCAGTAAGGTCCTGCCTCAGTTGTTACTGTAGGTCCGCCTCCGGGCTGTGCATCTGTCATTGAAACATTTGCTCCGCCACTGATACTTGGGAAGCCTGTCATTTCTCTTGCCTCGTTAATTCCAAGGTTTGTGATTGGTGTTCTGTGGTTGTCCGCATTGTTTGGTCCGAGTGCCTCAGATGTTGTGCTTGGAGCATCTAAATCCTGTGTGGCTGGCTGGACTGCAGTAATGTCACGCTGTGGTGTTGTTGCCATTTACTTATTCACCTTCTTTCATTGAATTATTTTATAATCTTTTAGTAAATAATTATTTACTGGCATGCATGTCAGGCATACTTTTGCGGTAAATTCAAAATCTTTACCGGCTACAAGAGTTTTTTGTACAATCTCATATTTAGCTTCTTGATGTATGCAATACAAACACTTAATCATATTATACCTTACTTAAATAATTGGACGAACTGAATGACACTCACATATGCAAATAAAAGTAATAGAATTAATTTTTTCTTTTATTGTACATGAAGAATGAGTTTTATCTTTACAGTAAATAAAAACATTAGCTATTATTCTCTGCTCCATATTTGCCCGCCCGATAACCATTATGCCATGATTCTTGAAACTTATTTCCCACAACTAATCCTATAAAAAATATACCTACAATGGTTCCAGCTGAAAAACAAAAAATATTTATAATTAAATTTGACACATTATCTCCTTTTTAAAATTCAATATCATTACCATTTTTTAAAAATTCTTTACCTTTTTCAGTTAATTTAAATTTCGGTTGCAAATTTTCGTCATATTCCATCTCAACATATTCTTCTTTATAAAGATCCAATAAAGTATCATTTATATCTTCCATTAACATTTCATAAAGTTTAGGAAGAACTTCTTGTAGAATATTTAAGTTTATTCTATATGTAAATTCACCAGATTCCGCCATTCCATAAAGTTCTAATGCTTTATTCTCCATAAGGTAATCAATTAATGATTCCATGTTTTCAAAATCTGGTTCCACTATGCCTCCTTGTGGAGTAGGCGGGAATCGAACCCGCGTCCAATTGTCTATCCCAATTACAGTATTACAGCCATGTATTGCTATTTGTATTACTTATCTTATTATACAGTATGACTATTCTGTTCCCGCGCTAGTCATCAGCGTGGCGATTACGCTGCTACAGAAATTCTAACGAAAGTCTCTAGTTTGTTGCGTAGTGCTGATTCGGTAATAAGTGTGCCGATTATTTGTTTTGTACCGTTTTACAAGTTTGCACAACTTGGGCTGCTGTAGACTGTTCACAACAACTGTCGAAACCGATCTACCCCTTAGTAATATTTATGTTTTTTTCTAAAATAATGTGCATTACATGGACTGCCGTATCTCTTTTTAATGTAATTTAAACCCCAGTTAATTTGAGTTTTATAATTTGTTTTATAGTCTTTGCCTGCACTTTTCATTTTATGACCGGGATATGCTTGGGGAATTCCTAAAGCGCCCGAACGCTTATTTTTAGCATCCCATTGCCAATGACTTTCATGTTCCCAAATATGATTAAGGCATTTAAATTGTCCTAGACCCCAATTATATTTCGAATGCATAGTCTTAATTGCATAAGATTGAGCAACTTTGCGAATCGTAGCGCGTGATGCCCGTTTTTTTACTATTACTTTTTTATTTTTTTTTGTTTCTATTTTAATAATTTTAGGTGTTTCTAATGTTTTCTGGCTGGTATTTGCTGAGCTGGTTGGTAGCATTACGGTAAAAACCATAAGAGGCGCAACTAGGGAGCAAAAACCTTTTCTCCATAGACTCATCTATTAATAGTATCAACTTTTATAATATATGTCAACCTCTTGTACGCCCATCAGACATGGCTTTTTCATATATTTTATTAATAGCATCAATCCATTCATAAACTCTAGTCTTTAAGTTGTATTTTTCTAGTACAATTTGATGGTTTTTATTAGCCTCTTCCCGCCTGACATCTGGATCTAGCAAGGTTTCTAAATGTTTTATCCAATCGTGAGGCTTTTTTGCAACTCTTCCGGCACCTTCTTCCGCCATTTTGCGATACTCATAAGTATTGCCGGAAACAAATGGAATGCCAGACATAGCATATTCTACGCCCTTTAAACTACTCTTTGCTTCATTAAATTGATTATTAGTTAATGGAATTAGTCCTATATCAATAGGAAGCAATACATTGCCATAATTCCATACATTTGTGCCAGTAATTTCTTCTAATCTTTCGGGATCAAATTTGGCAATTTCGGCAAGTTGTTTAGGTCTATCTGCAAGCATGCCAGAATGATGAAATTTTAAATCATGTTTTTCTAAAAATGGCCCTAGCCAACCCTGTAAAGTTTCAATATCTTCACCACGCCACAGCATGATGCCAACCCAACCAATTTTTGGTTTGTTGCCGGAGAAATCCATTCTCTTTAAAAATAAATCAGGATTGACTGCATTTTTTACCAGATGGATTTCAGGATTATCCTTTTTATAATAATCATAAATAAATTGTGTACTTGCTATAAGACCATCAACATACTTGTAAGATTTAAGCATATGGTCTCTATTCCAAATTTCGTTTTTCTTTGGGTCGGTGGTGTGAAAAGCAATATTGTATTGTGGAAGATTACTAAAAAAGTCATCAATATCAATAATAATTACTTGACCTAATTCTTGCGCCCTTCTAATATAATATTCATATTCATGCCACATCCAAAGCTTCATAACGACAACATCTAAATTTCCCTCGTATTTGTCAAAATTTTCAATGGGTGCATGACTTCCAAATCTCACTCTTTCCCATGTTGGGACAACAACAAAGCCTTCGTCTTCTTTCCACCCGTATTCTCCGACAAAAGATTCATATCCATCTATTTTATTAATTTGCTCTGCAATACTAACTGCCCTAATCCAGCAACATCCTCCGGGAGATGAAGTAAAATAATCTGCCCAATCTGAGCTTAAAAATCCTATTCTCATTTTTTGCCTTTCATTCTTTTTTTAAAATATTTTTGATTTTTATAGTATTCTATTAATTCTTCTCTGTTTAAAGAAATTAAATATTCATATAATTTTAAATTATTTTCTATATTTTTTGTTCTATATAAAGGATGCCCATATATATTTTTTTCATCATTTTTTTCATGTAATAAATCAAAAGCAGCTCCATTAAATCTTTCAACTTTAAATCCTAATTTTTTAAATCTTAATATTTTTTCTGAATCTTCCGGACCATATCCTGAAAAATTTTCATTTTCTAAATAACCTTCAAAATATGCTTTTTTTCTCATAAAATGAACACCCCCCGGAGGTCCGGGAAGATAGGGATTAACATTATTTAAAAAAGGATCAACATTTATCATGTTATAAATGGTATGAGGATTTAAATAAATAAAATCATTTTCTTTTTTTATCAAAAAACTACCATGATCACCTATTGGCAACAAAAAATCACAATCTTCTTCAGTAATTTTTGATATTGCTGAATAAGAAAAAATGGGTAAAAGAATATCAGCATCATGCATAATAATAAAATCATTTTTTGTTTCCATTATTAAATCATTTAAAATTTTAGTTTTAGGAAAATTTTCATAATATGTTTTTTCATTAAAATATTTTATTTTAGAAATATCAATATTGTGATAATTTAAATAAGGAATAATATGTGTTTCATAAGAGTTTGATCCGGTTTCTTTTAAATAGATGTTTGTATCAAAATTATCTAAAATATAATATAAGACTATAGAGAGATTCTTGACTCTATCAAAATTATTTCCGTGTTGATAGGGAATGATAAAATCAATATTTGAAAAATTCTTTTTTACTTTATTTATATTCATATTTTGGTTTCTATCCATTTTTTAATATGAACATTTGGCTCCCAGCCAAACATGTTTTTTATTTTATTAATATTAGCCAATGTTGTTTTTGCCTCTCCAGCTCTTTCAGGCAAATAAACATGATTATTTGAAATAATATTTGCAATCTCTAAAATTGATATATTTTCTCCGCTACCAACATTAAAAACAGTTCCATAGTATTCGTCTGGAATATCTTTTTGTGTTGCTATAATATTGGCATAAGCAACATCTTTTACATGAATAAAATCTCTTCTTTGAGATCCGTCTCCGACAATTGTTAAAGGTTCATTGCGACTAGCTTGATCAAGAAAAATTCCTAAAACTAAAGAATATTGTCCAGTTACAGGAGAACGCTCCCCATAAACATTAAAATATCTAAATATAATAGTTTTTAATCCATAAAGCTTTGTATAAAGTGTGCATAAGTCTTCTGCCGCCACTTTTGTTGTTGCATATGGATTAAGACAATTTCTTTCATCTTCCTCGCTATTTGGTGGAGGATTTAATCCATAGGCTGATGATGTAGAAGAATACATTAATTTTTTAACATTTGCTTCTTTTGCACATTGTAATACTATGCAAGTACCTACAAAATTTTTATATGCAGTTTCGATTGGATTTGCAATTGAATTTTGCAATCTAGATTCTGCTGCTAAATGAAAAACATAATCAACTCCATTAAATAAATTTTTAATTGAATCATAATCGCAAATATCTAATTTATAATTTTCTGCTTTTTCATTCCAATAGAATTCTTTATTATCTGCAGATTCATTATCAATAACAATAACATCATGACCTAAATCAATCAACATATCTACTAAATTTGAGCCTATAAAACCGGCTCCACCTGTGACTAAACTTTTAGGCATTGATACCCCTTATCATATTTTTAAATTTTGTTGCTGACCATCCATGAAGTCTATTTAGATAACAGACTTCTGGAGTTAAATCTTTACCAGTAATTTCTTTATTTTTATAGTCTTCGCCCAAAAATCTAATATCAAAATTTCTAATCTTAAGCAAAGTTTCTAATTCTTTTTCTGAGCCATACGGAACAATATTATCAATATACTTAATGGCATTGAGTATTCTGCTTCTATCAAGTGTTGATAATATTGGTTTTTCTTTTCCATTTTCAATAGATGGGTCTACATGTAAGGCTACAGTTAAGTGAGTACATCTTGTTTTTGCTTCCATAAACATCTCAATATATCCGGGATGAATGACATCAAACGCTCCAGCAATCACTCCATATTTTTGTGGAATTGACTTTTTCCAATGATCAATATGCACCGCACGATCATCAACAAATAAATCTGCATAAGGCTTTTTATTCATAATCAATTCATGATACTTTACACCCCAAGAATTAAGCTGATTCGTAGTCACTTCCGTGTGATCAATTTTACTTACAGAACCTCTTGCTGTCATAATTTTAATTATAGCGCCTAGTTCATACAACCTGTTAATTTCATCAACAACCACTTGATCCGGCTTTGCATTTTGATAGTCGCTATGTTCTACATTTGTGCAAATTGTTCCATCAAGATCAAAACAATAAACTATTCCACTACTGCGTGGAGGAATATCTGGTGAATGCATTCTGCTACTCCGTAACTATGTGTGTTTATATAATAATCAAATAATGCTTTTTCTGCAACTTTTCTACATCTATTATCAATATCAAATGCTGTCAAAATCCCATAAGGAATATCATTTTTTTCACAATACAAAATAGAGTTAACAATATTCCATGAGTTTCCAGATGAACTAATTAAAATAACAAGTGTTTCATTATTTGCAAAGTCTTCTAGGAATTCGGCATAAGCGTTATCTACTCCATAATCATTCATATAGCAAGTGAGCATAGATGGATCTGAAAAAGACCTTGCTCTCTTTCCCGCCCGCTTGGTATAATCCTGACTAATATGAGAAGCGATAGCATTACTTCCACCATTTCCTAAAATAATGATATCTTCATATTGATCAAATACTTTTTTAAATTTTAAGTAATCTGGTCCACATGAATCTATTGCATCAATACAGTCATCAAAAAAACTCATAACCTATGCCCTTCTACTCCATTTGTAGATACTCCAATTTTAACATATTCATATGGAACCGATAGTGTATTTTTGTTTGATATTACAAAAAAGAATCCACCATTGCCAGCTCCACAAAGTTTATGGGCAATAGCCGTTTTTTCATTCAAAAGATATTCATCTATTTCTTTTATTTTTTGATTTTCCGTAATATGAGAAGTTGTATCTTTTTTTTGTATCCAGCTTTCATTTATTAAATTAATTAGAAATTCATAATCATTTTCAATGATTGCTTCATATGCTTTGCTTACAGTATTTAAAAGTGGTTTTGATTTTTCTATATTATCGGTGACTGATTTCAAAACATCTGTTGAACTCCGAGTTATTCCTGTAAATATTAAATGCATGTCATAAGAATCAAAAAAATTGGTAGGCAAAAATTCATAATTAACTCTTCCATTTCTGAAAAAATCCATCTTTTTAAATCCACCAACACCACATCCATAAGGGTCTTGATATCCACAATAAGGATTTAATATTTGCTCAAGTTTTAATGCAAGACTACAAATTTCTGTATCTGTCATTTTTTTATTTAGAAACATTGATACTGCTTTTATCAATGAAATTAAATAAGATGATGATGATGCAAGACCACTGCCATGAGAAAAAACATCGCTAGTCATAGATATTGATACTGGTGGCACATCAAAATAATCTAAAACTAATCTAGCAATGTCATTTTTTATATCTGGAATGTTTAAAGATTCATCTCTTTTTGAATAATTAATTATATATTTGTTGTCATGTTTATTTTGACCAAACCTGTCTTGGCTGACTGATATATATGTTTTTAAATCACAAGCAAAACTTATTACTGAGCCATATCCAAATTTTTCAATAAAATATGGATTATCAGTAGAACCTCCGAATAAAGATATTCTAAGTGGTGTGCTTGCGACTATCATCATTTCTCCAAATATTTTTTTAAGTACTCTTGCTCAGAATAATATTTTTTCAATTCTTCTGGTGTCAAAGTTATTAAATATTCGTAAAGGGCTTGATTGGCATTCCAGTATGGACTTTCACTCATAGAAATTGGATAAGAATTGTTTCCTCTATGATGATCAATATGATAAACAAAATGATTTAGTCTATCAACTTTATAGCCGAGGTGTGTAAACCGATGCAGTCTTTCCCAATCTTCGGGAGCTGAGCCTTTAAAATTTTCATTTTCCATGCCACCTTTAATATATGATTCTCTATTAAAAAATTGAACAAAGCCCGCCAATGAAGCTTCTCTTCGGCTATCTTGCCTTAAAATATTAAAATTGTATCCATTTCTTATAAAATCAAAACATCTTTGAATGCTAGCATAAACTTCAATTCTATTTTCAATCAAGAATGGATAAATTAAATCATATTTCTCATAAACAATTTTAAAAATTGCTTCTATGATAGTGCTTGGTTCTAACAAAACATCAATATCATAATTCACAACAACTTTTGTTTTGCAAATTGAAAGCATTTCATTAAGAATTTGCATCCTATAAAAAATTGGATCATGGGATTCTTCAAAAATATGAGTAAGATTTTTTAAATTTTCTTCAGAAACAGATTGTTGCAAAATAGGCATAACATGCTCACTAAAATTAGATTTAGTGTCAACTTCTTTTACTATAACATTAGTTTTAAAATTATTTAGAAGATAGGATAGAACGGTAAATGCATTTCTTGCCCTATCAGGATGCTCTATTCTGACCGGAATAATAAATGTAGTGTTTGTTATATCTATCATATTTTTATCCATTCTTCAGGAATTAAGTCTTTTATATTATTGTGAGAATTACTTGGTCCAAACCAATTACTTGGAGCAACTACAATTTTATCATTTTTTTTGTTAAGCCACGCGCCCCACCAAGAAAACGAACTGTTAGCAATTATGTTATTGTCACACATGGTCATAATATATAAATCAACATATGGGTTCCCGGTTTTAACAAAATATGCATCATTAAATATTTCTTGAGACATACACCAACCAATATCATCAGATATTACAATTTTTTTGTGTTCCGGAAAATGCTTAAGTGCTTCTGCATAATATTCCGGACCTAGATTTGTATGCCATGACGCGAGTTGTGTGTAATCAGTTCTTCTTACATGTATTGCAACATTTTTTTGTGAATTAAAATTTAATAATATTTCATTTCCTTGATTTATAATATGATCTTTAAATTTAAATAATTCAAGTATTTGTTGACGATACTCTTGAAAATATTTATATGATTGAAAATAACCATTTAAATCTGTATTGTCTAAACAGTTTTCATACAACTCTTCATCAAAATGATAATGTCTTTCTTCAAATGTTTGTGTTGGACTAGAAAGTATTTTTTTTGTTATATCAATATCCATATCAAAACATTGATATATATTGCTTAATGGATCGTTGGCATGATATTCTGGCGGAACAACCCAATCATAATTTAAATTATTTGCAATTCCAATAAGAGATGATAGCTGAAATAATTGATTTCCTAAACGACCATTCTTGCCGATATTATTTATAGATAACATTTATTTTGCTCCAAGGCATTCATTGATTTTTTCTTCTATTTTTTTAAAAACTGGAAAGAATTGCTGAGCCCGATTAAAATTATCCTCTATGGCTTGAATTTTTTCATCATATAGCTCTGGAGTTATGCCCGCTAATATTTCAAATAAATTATTTGTATCATTAAAAAGTATTATGCCATCCATATTAAAATATTCGTCAATGTTACTGCATCCCCAGTATATTGGTATTGTTTTTGAAATAAAGCAATCAATAATTTTTTCAGTAAAATAGTTATTATGCCTACTGTTTTCTAATATAATAGAAAACTTAGAATCATTTAGTATTTCATTCTTTGTCTCTAGTCTGGGCGGGCTCATATGTTGTACATATTCAAATTCATTAATATTATTTATGCCCGATAAAGCATTGTAAATTTCATGCCTAAAATTATGTCCTACCGTCATTGTTTTACTTGATGTTAAGTATGATATTTTATTTTTCTTTTCATAATTAATTTTATTTAAATCAAGAAAGCATTCGCCATACGGTAACTTTTTAGATTTAGTCAAAAAATTCAATAGTTTTTCATTCCAGCACAGAACTAGATCAAAATTATTATTTACATAATTGATTAAATCTTGATTACAAATATTAAGTTCATAGATTTGATTTCTGTAATTTGCAAGAATATCAGTCGGCTCTAGTAGTACTAATACTTTGAAATCTGCATCTTGATTATATGAAAAAGTATCATAGCTTATACTAACTTGAACGGGAAAGTTCATTTCTGGGTCCCCGCCCCAACCTTCTATGCCATAATGATTTGCTAAAAACATTTAACCACCTATATTTTTTTCAATTATATCAAAAATATAATTTATATCTGTATCTAAAATAGAAAAATATTTACTTTCTGCCTTTAAGTTATACAAAAATTCACAATTTCTGTTATGCCTTAAAGAAAAAATAACTTTATTCTTATTGTTTAAAATTGAATCTGTACCCATAAAGGTAAAAGGTCCTGATTGTCTTCCCATTATATATTTACAATGTTTATCTGCTATATACACAATTTCATTTAAATCTGAACCATTTGTTTCAATCAAATCATCTGTGTACAAAATATTATTAGCAGCAATATTAGTTTTATGAGTTAAAATAAATGTAATATCTTCGTACTTATTTGCCAAATATTCAATTAAAAAATCTAAAGAATTAAGATTAGATTGACCGGAGTGAACAGGTCCATTTGAAATTATAAAAGTTTTTGAATAATCTAAATTTAAATTTTTAGGAATATCATAAAATCTATAATCAACTTCATATAAATAATCTCTCATATTTTTTGTTTTTAATTCAACAGAAAAATGCTCAGAAATTGTTTTATATATTTTTTCATAAACTTTATGCGTTGTTATCCAGTTGCATTCTGCATCTTCTATTTCGGGAAAATAACGACCTATATGTGTGTTGATAAAAAGAATATCATTTTCAACAAATGATTGTAAATTATCATTAATATAAAAATCATTTAAGTTTTTTTGTTTAATATTTAAATCTAAAATAATTTTTTGATTATTTTTATGAAAATAAAAAAAATCAACTTCAGGCATTAAATCCATTATATGCTTAATATATGGCTTTGACAAAAATATATCGCCATTGTGATAGTGATTGTAAAAAATAATTTTTTGCATAAATAATCCTTAGTATGTCTTATGTTTTCTTTGAATGAATTTACCTTTATCAAGTTCCTCTCCGGACTTAAGAGCAGAAATCATTTCAACAATCTTTTGATCAACCTCATCAATTATCTGATTGCGTTGAACATTTAAATCTGTGGCTTTTTTTAGTGTTTCCCACAAAATCTTTGCACCGCTTACATCATTAAAGTATTTTTCTTTATAATCATCAAAAGACATTTTTCTAATTTCATATAAAATTTCTTGATTATCCCACATTTTCATATCAACTGTAACTAATTTGTCAATCAAAGAACCTAGAGTGTCAGACATTTTCTCTCCTTACGCAATAAAAAATATTGTCTGTTTGACTATATATTTTGAAATTATGACTTAAATACAAATTTATAGCTGCAATATTATCTTTATCTACAGATAAATATATGTCTTGCTTTGCATATTCAATAAGTTTTTCAAGTATTATTTTACCATATCCTTTGCCTGAAAACTTTTTAAAAACAAACATTCCAAGCCATAATTTTTCTTCAAAGTCTAAGTGACCATAGCCAATGACTTCTTCGTTTTCCTTTAAAAAAAAATTAACAATATGATTTTTCATTGAATCTTTTTTTCTTTTTTCATAGTACCTAAATGTTTTTTTAACATCGGGATCTAATTCAAGTAAAGATACAATGTCTGAATACTGCACATTAAATTCATACTTCATATTTAAGTATACAATCTACAATATATTGCAATTCACTTTGATTAAGATCTGGATAGCTAGGAATATTTATTCCCATTTTACTTATTTTTTCTGCAATTGGATGATTTTCATATTTATCATAATGCATAGGCATTGTATGAATTGGATAAAACAAGGGTCTGGTCTCTATTCCACATTCATCAAGATATTCTCTAAAGTCATCCCTGTTTATTCTTTCAGGCAGTAAAATGCTACACATCCAATAGCTATGTAAAGTATTGGGTATTTCTTGATGAAAGGTATATTCTGTATTTAAAAAAGATTTTTTGTAAAAATTAGCAATATTTCTTTTTTTATCTATAAATTCATCTAATCTTTCAAGTTGAGCCAGACCTATTGCTGCACAAATATTTGTCATTCTATAATTATATCCGACAACATCATGCCAATATTGTCTATGCTTGGCTAATCCCTGACCCTTTAAATGCTTAGCCCTTGAAATTATATTTTCATTATTACTTACAACCATCCCGCCTTCACCAGTCGTTATGGTTTTATTCCCAAAAAAGCTGAAGGTAGCAACATCGCCAAATGTCCCTACATAATTATTTTTAAATTTTGTTCCTACAGCCTCTGCACAATCTTCTATGACAAAAAGATTGTAACGCTTGGCAATTTCCATAATACTTTTCATGTCACAAGACTGACCATATAAATGTACGACCATTATAGCCTTTGTCTTACTTGTTATTTTTCTTTCTATATCTTCAGGATTCATTTGCCATGAATCTTCTAAAGAATCAACAAAAACTGGGGTTGCGCCTGTATAAAGAATTGAATTGACTGATGCTATATAAGTTAATGTTGGAACAATAACCTCGTCTCGCTCTTTTATCCCTAATGATATTAAAGCTAAATGTAAAGCTACAGTTCCATTACACACAGATGTTGCATGCTTTACTCCTAATATTTTTGCAAATTTTTCTTCGAATAAATTAACATATTTACCTCTGGATGATATCCAAGCAGTGTCCAAGCAATCATTTACATATTCTTTTTCTTTTTGTGATATTGAAGGTTTATATATAGGAATCATTATGTTTAAATCTCACTTTCCGGACAATAAAAATTATAAAATATATCTCCAGCAAAAGTTTCTATTCTTACTGTAGGAATGTTATACTTTATTTGTAAATTTGTTAAAATTGATTGATCAAGTTGATGTTGAATAAAATTTGAATCATTACTAATCTTACAAATGTTTCCATCTTTTTCTGAATAATCTCCATTAACTATTTCATCACAACAATATTCAAGCCATTCTTTCATCAAATTTATATTAAAATTATTTTTTTTTAGTACAATTATTCCTGCTTCTAATTGAAATGCATTAAAATATTTTTCTTCAAAACAATTCATGTAAAAAAAACAATCCATTTTTGTATAAGAAGAGTGTGAGAAACCATTTAAAACAAGAATTATATCTTTTTCCGAAAGAATATTTTTAAATAAATTTTTTATATTATCTGAAAAATAATCTCCACAATCAAAATATGCTAGATATTCATCATCTTCTATTTTATTTAGAGCATCTAAAATTATGTAAGGCTTCCAAGCGCAGTGACCTGCATTTCTTTTTTTATCTAGAATATTTTTATTTTTTTCATAAAAATCTGTTTGAATTAGCCAATCTTTGGTGTACAAAAAATTATTATCAAATCTTGCAACTTTAGCATTTACATCTTGAATTTTTTGTATTTCTTTAAATTTTTCATCAGCAAAAGAGCAATATGATATTCTCATTTTTTCCTAATCTCTAATATGATTGAGTCTGGATTATTTGTTGATGTTCTATCATGATATATACATTCAATGTCTTCAAAATTTGCAAAAAAAGACTTAACTTCTTCTAGTACGCTCCCACTCCAGATATCTTCAATAAAATATACTCCATTTTTTTTCAATCTTGAAATAAACATTGAATAAGTTAATAGATAATCATTGATATTATGAGATCCATCATCAATAATTACATCAGCCTGACCTGACCATTCATCAAGAAACTTAGACAAACTATCAGCACTAGATTGATCAACTAAATAACTTTTAATGTTATCTCTATTTATTAGCTTTGAATCATCATTGTCTAATCCAATAATTTCAGCTTTGGGATAAATTTGAGACCATCCATTCAGTGAAGATTTGTTGCTACCATCAATTGAAATTCCTATTTCTAATAGAACATCAACCTTTTCTGGCAGAGATTCTGCGTAAACATTATGATATCCATGATATTTAACCTTATCAGAATTCTTATCTAATGCATCAATTAATTTTTGCCTTGAAATCATATTTCCGTCTCCTTTTTATTTTTAAAATACCAATCTATTGTTAAATCTAAACCTGTACTAAGATCAATCTTGCGGTGCCAGCCCATAGATTCTATCTTACTTGTATCCATCTTTTTTCTAGGCGTTCCATCGGGCTTGCTAATATTCCATACGGGTTCTGAACAACCAATTTTTTCTTGAATCATATCTATCAACTCTTTAATTGATACTTCATCAGGCGAACCAACATTAATATGCTCTTCTTCGTCATAATTATTCATTAAGAATACGCAAGCATCTGCAAGATCATCAACATAAAGAAACTCTCTCATTGGAGTTCCAGTTCCCCAAACTTCAGGATTGACTTTTTTTTCTTTTGCATCTAGAAATTTACGAATCAACCCCGGAATAACATGACTTGATTCCGGATCAAAATTGTCATTGGGTCCATAAAGATTTGTAGGCATTGCAGAAATAGCATTAAATCCATGCTGTTTTCTGTATGAGTTGCACATTTCGATGCCCGCGATTTTAGCAATGGCATAGGCTTTGTTTGTAGATTCAAGATAATTAGAGAATAAATATTCTTCTTTAATTGGTTGTTCTGCAAATTTAGGATAAATACAAGATGAACCTAAAAACAAAAGTTTTTTAGCACCATGACGATAAGCAGCATCAATAACATTAGTTTGAATTAGAATATTGTCACGGATAAAATCTGCTGGATAAGTACTATTAGCTAGAATACCGCCAACTTTTGCAGCTGCTAGAAAAACATATTCTGGTTTATTATAAGAGAACCACGATTCAACTGCAGATTGACTTCTCAAATCAACAATACTCTTTGGCACACCTAAAACATTTTTATACCCTAGTGCTTTTAGTTTTCTAATAATTGCCGATCCGACCATGCCATTGTGTCCTGCTACAAAAATTTTACTAGAAAGATCCATTTTCACACATATCCTTTACTAGTTCATCAAAAGTAATTTCCGGCTCCCAGCCAATTTTTTCTTTTGCATATGAAGGGTCTCCCAATAGAGTATCAACCTCCGCTGGCCTAAAATACTTCGGATTAACTTTAATTATTTCTTTTCCTGAAATTGTATCAAATCCGATTTCATCCAAGCCTTCTCCGCGCCATTCAATATTCATTCCAAAATAAGGAGCGCAAGCTTCTACAAATTGCTTAACAGAATATTGTTCTCCCGTAGCAATTACAAAATCCTCTGGTTTTTCTTGCTGAAGCATTAGCCACATTGCGCGAACAAAATCTTTTGCGTGTCCCCAGTCTCTTAAAGCATTAAGATTTCCTAGTTCTAAAACTTTTTGTTTTCCTTCAGAAATTGTTCTGAGACCCATTACAATTTTTTGAGTTACAAATGTTTCACCACGCCTTGGAGATTCGTGATTAAAAAGAATTCCACTACAGGCATACATGTTGTATGATTCTCTATAATTTTTTGTAATCCAATATCCATATAACTTGGCAACTCCATATGGTGAGCGGGGATAAAATGGAGTTTTCTCAGTTTGTGGCGTTTCCTGAACAAGACCATACATTTCTGATGTAGCGGCCTGATAAAACTTTACCTTATCTTCCATCCCTAAAATTCTTATAGCCTCCAATACTCTGAGTACACCTAAAGCATCAGAGTTTGCTGTATATTCTGGAGTTTCAAATGATACATGCACATGTGACTGTGCGCCCAAGTTATAAATTTCATCTGGTTTAATTTCATTAATTAATCTAATAATATTCGTGGAGTCTGTTAGATCTCCAAAATGCAAATAAAAATTGGGAGAGTTTTCAAAAATATGATCAACTCTATCTGTATTAAAAAGAGAACTTCTTCTTTTAATTCCGTGAACCTCGTAACCTTTTTCTAGCAATAATTCTGCTAGGTAGGAACCATCTTGACCAGTGATTCCGGTGATCAAAGCTTTTTTCATATTAAACTCTTTTCTTATGTTCGCGTCTCCATTGTACCAAATTTTTAGTACCGATTACGCCATAGATTACAACTCCAACAAAAAAACCATATTGTTTTGTTGTCACTGCATATATAAACCAGAGCAATTCGCAGAGTAGGGTTATTGCCCAAGCCCGCCAATCTTTTTTTCCAGCCAAATAAATAGAAAACCCTCCAAGTATGGAGAGCATCCATGACCAATATTGGTCAATCATTTTTACCTTCTTTCCTAAGAGCCCCTAGAAGGTAACGCTCCCTCTTCTCCTGTTTACAAGACAGGTGCATTTCTTTTATGCTATAGGGGCGAGATTTTGTCCCACCCAAATTGTTTTGCAGTTTTTCTTCTATGACAATTTGCACATCTTACTTCACATTTTTTTATTTCTTCAATTACTGCACTTTTACTAATTGCTTTCAATCTTGAAATATTATCTCTTTTATTTCCTGATATAGCTGGGGCTGGTAGTAGGGCGCTGTCTGCGTAAGCACTCGCATGGCTTAAACAGCGCATTCCCTACTACCAGCAGCAAGGGACTGTTACCATTCAATGGAATGGACAGCGCCTAGTGGCGGGGATGGGATTTGAACCCATGACCTTATTATTATAACCTGACCATTACTTAATCTTAAATGTCTTAGGCTTCAAAGCCTCTGGAACATCACGAATAACTGATACGACAAGAATTCCATTATCGTACCATGTCTCCTTGACACTCATATGCTCTGACAATGCAAAACGCTTTGTGAACTTACGCAAGCCAATTCCCTTGTAGATATATTCTGCTTTATCAGAATCATTCTCACCAGATATAATAAGAGTACCATTTTCTTCTGTTACCGTCAAGTTATTTTTATCGAATCCCGCCGCAGCAATCTGAACCTCAAATTCATTGTCTGAAATCTTAATAACATTAAATGGTGGATATGAAGTAGTACCTTCATCAAGAGTCAATAAACGATTGAAAAGAGAATCGAATCCCAACCAGTTATTTAACATTTTAGGCAAAGTTACTGATGCTAGAGAAGGAAAAACATCATCTCTAGAGCTAACATATGGATTCAATGCTGATGAACCCCAATCCTTGGGGTTCTTGTAATCTGCTGTACCTTTATGTTCATTATAATATGTAACCATAATTTACTCCTTTTCAGCTAGTAATTAGAATGCAACCCATTTCGGCGTTGCTGTTATATTCTAACACAATATTTAATTATTTGTCAAAGTGGTTGGCGATACAAGAATCGAAATTGGCAATTTTAAACCTATTAGAAAGTTGATTTGCACCAATAATTTGAGATCTTTGTTGAAGTATTGGTGTTACCAAAAGTTCAAAAGATATAAAAATTATTGATGCAATAGCCAACGATCTAAGTATTTTTTGTTTCATTTGCTCTCCCTGCTGGCACAGAAAGATTCGAACTTTCAACCCTCCGATTAACAGTCGGATGCTCTGCCGTTGAGCTATGCGCCATTGTTTTTAGTCCCCCCGACAGGAATCGAACCTGCATGTATCCAATTACTCTTTCAAGTCGTTAGAAGCGACAGGAGATACGGAGGGGTATAAGAACTATATTAGCGTATTAATTATTTATTTGTCAAATTACGACTTTTTTAAGCGTGGCTTTAATTTGCCAACGCCAGAATTGATGCTGATCAATGCGCTCTGCAATAAAATTAGCAATGCCCTGCTCATTTGCTGAATCTGCAACATTAAAAATGTCTTTTAATTCTGTAATCAAAAGATCATTTGTCTTATATAATTCAGTAAGCATTGTAATTGGATCAAGTTCCTCTGAATCATTAATAGAAATTGTGGCATTGTGATGCCATGCGGCTGCTCCAAATGGGGCGAATGAATCAAGCTTTCTAAGATTCTCTGAAATTGGATCAATAGAATCAAATACATCTTCATAAATTTCTAGAAAGAATGCATGAAGTTCTTTAAACAGCATACCCTCTACATTCCAGTGGTATCCGTGTGCCTGAGCATACATTTGAAAGGCATTGGCCTGTAGTTGTCTGAGTTTAATAATTAATTCATTCATAATTTATATTATACCTTACTTCCTACGCTTTACATAACCAGTCTTGCGCTTATTCATGCTACCCGGCTTATTAAATCCGGGCTTGTCCGGAGCATTCTTTTTTCTAATTTCTAATGCTGCTAAAACTTTATCATGATGCTTTCCCATATTTTCTCCTTTAATATAAAACAAGGGGCAAAAGCCCCTTGCTTTATATATATTATACATTATTATACTTCTTCGTCTACTGAATTGAAAGCATCATCAATATCTTCATCTGTCAATTCTCCCTTTTTCATATAATTTCTTGCTAAATCTTCAATAACAGTTGCAACTCCAGCAATTCCTGCAATTATTGCTGATTTTACCACTTCAATGCCAGCAATTGCTCCTGCTCCTACAATGCTTAAAGCAGTAGCAACAAATGTGGCAAGAATTCTTAACAAAAATTTTTTAATTCTTTCCATCGTCATCACCCTCCCTTACTCTAAGACTTAATAGCCAGATTGTTAGAGCTATTAATATTGAATAGCCTATAACGGTTCTGGCACTTCCTTCAAGCAATACCCATGCTGTAAAGAAACCTAATAGTGTAAATGTTTGATTAAGAGTTTCAACAAAAATATCTTTTATCCAAGACCAGATTTTTTTCATTTTACTCTCCTCTTTATTAGCATACTTGTTGTATTACCAATTACTGATGAAACTATAATTGTTGGAAATACAACTTGTTGTGTTTGTTTTCTTTTTTTAGGAGGCAAATCTTTTCCAACGGAACTTAAAACTTTTAATGCTTTGATGGGATTAATAACAATTAATGCTGCTAATTGTTCAGGAGATTGTAAAATTTCAACATTTTCTGCATCTTTTTTATTTAATTCCACACCATTTTCCAATGTGACTAAATTCACATCTTGTGTTACAATGGGAATTGAAGAAGGGGGTTCCGATGGAACAGTTAATGTTGGCAGCGATGTCACACTTGGTAAGACAGAAGGTTCAGGAGAAAGAAAAGACTGGCTGGGAGAAGGATCGGGAGAGAGCGTATACTCAGTATATTCTGGCTCAGGATCAATGGGGCTGTCAGAAATAGTTGGCGTTGCAGAATCCTCAATAGTTTTACAACGATTCCATGTAAGTAATTCATTTCCTAATTGAATATTTTCTTTGAAACATTTATAATAAACTGCTTGCGACTTAGAAGAAAAAAACAACACAGATAACATTGATATAAACAATGCTATTTGTGTTGTTTTTAATAGTTTTTTCAAACCTTTCATCTCCGTAATTTAATTATATCACGGAAATATTACTTATTTAAAGGAAAATGCCGAGCCTTCCCAATTTTTTTGCATTCTGTTAACTATGGACTTTGACCAAGAATATCCTGCGTCTCCACCCCAAGCTTCCCACATGATTCTTCCATTTGATGGAAAACCTTCTTCTCCGGAATTGAATCCTTTGCCCTTCTTGTCTACTTCATGACGAGAAAAGAAAGAATACATTCTTTTAACTGTATCTAGAGAAAGTGGTTGCTTTTTAGCAAGCTGGTTTGCCCTAGTCCATCCTACGGCTGTTCCTGCCCCTGTTGCCTTTCCCTCTTCTTTCCATTTGAGAGCTCTTTTGGCAGCAGAAGCCATAGCATCCGTTGGTGTATATGTTTCTGGCATATTAACCTCCTAACAATTAAATTTGAGCGACTGACCAGAATCGAACTGGCACTATCTGCTTGGAAGGCAGAGGCACTACCATTATGCAACAGTCGCGGAACAAGCCTACTTAGTAGGCTTGTTTGGCTTTGCAGCAGGCTTAGCAACTGTCTTTGCTGCGGGCTTTGCTGCAGCAGGCTTTTCGGTAGCAGGCTTAGCTGCTGCCTTTGGCTTTTCTGCAGGCGCTACATATGCTGGCTTAACAACTGGTGCTGGTTTTGGAGCAGTAATCTTTGTTACAAGACCGGGCTTCTTTGTGCCTGCACCCTTACGAACGCCATTTGCGTCAATTCCTAGTTCTGCAAGAACCTTCTGAACATCTGCAACTGTTACACCGGGCTTAAGGGCATAATGCATTGGGTCCCAAGATGCTGGACTCTTGTAGTCCCCACCCTTGGCCTTGTCTCCACCCCAGATAACAACCTTGTAGCGATTACGAATTTCAGCACAAGCCTTAATCTGTGCGTCATTCATAAACTTCATTCCACCATTTGGACCCATTGCTCCTTCGTGTCCCCAGTTAAGGTCAACTGCTGTTCCAGAACTGTGGTCTGAATAGGCTCCACCACCCTGACGGGCCTTACGGAATGCATAAGCACCACATTCTCCATTGCGTAGTGGTGCTACCTCCTTGTGGAAATCTGCTGCAAGAGCTAGGAATAGGGGAAGAATCTCTGCCCTCATTGTTAGCTTTACATTCGAACCGGGAACAATCTTCATCTTTAAACGCTTGTCTGAGCGTGAAGTAATAACTTCCCAGCCATTAATTGATTTATCTGTCATTTTTTTGTTTCTCCTTAGTTTGCTCTGTTGAGCTTATTAATTATACCAAATTATTGGTTATTAAAACCTTTTCCAGATTTATTTCCATATCCGGTAGATGGCTTACCATCTTTTTGCGGTGGACTATTATAAGTTGATACATATCTAGAATCTTGATCTTTTGAGCCAAGTACTGGAGCAAATGAACCATTCCAAAATGATAGTGGTTCTATGCCTTTTTCTTCCTGCCCTTTTTCTTCATATCCTTCTACTTGAACAACAAGTGCTTCAATTGCTTTTTTAGCTTCCTCTTCACTTGTATAGCATCCGACAACCTGACCATTATTTTCTTTAAGTACGCCCCATCCACCCTGACAATCTGGAACATTATATTCAATTTTAAAAGGTACTTTTGCCCCATGACCAAATTGCATTTTTTCTACTTTTTCTGCTTCTTCTACATTTATTTTGAGAGCAATAAGATGTTTAGTCGCATCATCTTTGGTTTTGTGACAACCAACAATTTTGCCTGTAGTTTTAAGAACTACGGCATAACCACTGCATCCCTCAATATCATGCTTAATTTCGTATGGCATCTTATTATTATATCATCCTGTCATTAAATTTGCTAACGCTGATTTTCTATCAACAATTCCAATTGAGCAAGCCCAGCACCAATTTAAATTGTGGTCACAAATATTAGACGGTCTTTTTAAGTAATGTGGTGCATGTTCTGGTCCGGGCCTTGCTCCACAAACACGACATAAATTATCTTTTGCTAAAAGTCTTCCATCTTCGCATACGCGACATATTTTTTCTTTTAGTTTTTTTTTATTCATTCTTTTCATTCTATGTCTATCAAAACTATTTATTCCCCGCTCAGGAATAGTACCATCTTCATTAGGAATTCTATCTGCTTTTTCCGTATTGCATTTTCTATGTGCAAGCCTAAGATTTTCTATTTCATCCCTACCGCCATGAGCTAATGGAATCCAATGGTCTAAAGTAGGTGATTCATCAACGAACTCTTCCTTGCAAATAAAACAAGAGTCACCATCACGACTCTTTAATGTTTCTACTATTTGCTGTTTCGTTATAGTTCGCATATGTCCTCATTCATATTTTACCATACTTGAGAGTGGTAGGTAGAACTTGCCGAGTCCTGCATCAAATGGGTCGGAGAACTATCTCACACTTGGACTCATCCGGCTTGGGTAACTAATCCATCCTAAGATGCGCTACCTACCACTCAGTCGGGCGTATGGGAATCGAACCCATCAAATAGCAGGATATAAGCCTGCGGTGGTCAACCAGCTCACCCACGCCCGGTAAAACTTATTATACCTATATAATTTGGAAATTGTCAAGAAACCTTTGCTCTTCTGATCTAGTAATTTCAGAACTTAAATAGTCTCTAATGTTATCCGGCATAACTTTATCAGTTGGAATTCTTGTAATGCTTAAATGTTGTCTCATCTTTGCGTCATCATCTTCATCAATATCTGCAAAATTATAATAATCTTTAATTGTAATTTCTGATTCACCTCTAGGGGTTAAACTTACAGCATTATATATTGCTCCACAAACCGCATCAGACAAGTCTTTTGAACCCTTTCTTGGGTGGTCAACCTTATCTTTAATAATTCTTAATTGTAAAAGTTCATCAATAAGCAATTTAATATTTGGACCCTTTAATCTTTCTTCTGTTACAACAAGTGCCATGTCATCATAATGTTTTTTGGCAACCGATAAAATTTCAGCATTCATTCCATAAGCATTAAGTTGTGCCATAAGGTCATGTGAATTCCAGCGATCAAATGTAACAGTTTTAATATTAAATCCACGAGACCTAAGACTAAGAATATAATCTTTAACATCTTGAAAGTTTACGCTTTTATCGGATGTTGGAGTCCACCATCTTACTGCATCTACAACAACTTCAGGGGCAGCATCTCTCATCTGTCCGCCAACTTTTAAGATAGTCCATTTATCAACATGAGCAATTGCTACTGCACAATGGTCATGCTTTTGCGCCAAGTCCACATGTACGAAATATGTTTTGCCTTCTTCTGGCTGAAATCCGTCAGCGAACCTTCCATATTCATCAACACCATTTCTGGTAACAAAAGCTCTTTCAATTTTTTCTCTGGACTTAAAGAATGCATCTACAGCGTCCGGTGGCATACAAGCAAATCTTGATAATGAATCTATTGGGTCTTTGTAAAAATCAATTGTAAAATCTTCAATTTTTCTTGTTGGATTAATTTCCCAAGTGGGTCTTTTTAGTGCAAATACTTTTGGAACAGAATAAGAAACAATGTGATCTTCTTCCCATTCAATAGTAAATTTATTTTCTTCAAGTTCATCCGGTAAATCTGGATCAATTTTAAATGTATGTGTTCTAATTACAGTTTCTTTTTCAGCAACTGCTTCATTGTATTTTTGCTGAATATAATCATTTTTAAATCTAGGAAATGATAGAAGAATTAGTTTACCAAAATCTGGGAAACGAGATGCAACGGAAGCCCTATACATTTTATAAATTGCATCTGCTGTTTTTGCCTGTTCATTTCCTGAAGTTGAATCTAATTCAAAGCCTGAAATCTCGTCAAGTACAACAACAATAACATTGTATCCCTCCCAAGATTCTCTTTGAGAGTGACCTGAATGTACAGTGATTTCCTTATCAAACTCTACCTTAGCCACCTTATCATCAAATTTTCCAGAAAACCAAGGGCTTTTTTTAATACGAGCTAAAAAACCTTTGAAGAATACTTGCTTAGCCTGCTCAGCGTTAATAGCAATGTTAATAATGTCAATAGCATCGCCTGAGGGTTTTCCATAATATCTGGCTGGATCTTTTAAACATAACAACAAATAAACAACATAGGCACAAGCAATGGTTGATGTGTAGTCTTTTCCAGAACCTTTGCCTAATTGAAAAATAACTTCATTACAAGTTTGCTTATATCTTTTTAACCCTTCCTCTTTTCCATATAATTTTTCTAATGTTTCACGCTTGTAAATTTGTGTCATTGCGCTAAGCATTATATATTGATATTTTGACAATGGCGGAAGATTTAAAAAGTTTTTAGATGTAACAAATTCTTCAATAGAAACTGGCTTTTCTTCAAATTCGTCTTCATCCAAAACATCTAAAAACTCATTTAAATCAATCAATTTTAATTGCCTCTACTTTTCCCGTCACTTCAGAGATTCTTTTAGTTACTTCAATTTTACATGATTCGCAACGAGAAGATATATCTTTTAGAATATCAATAAGAATTTTTTGTTTTCTTTCAGTTTCAATAATTTGATTTCCAATGTCGGCATTCTCTAGCAAACCAGCTTTTTGAAGCATATCAATTCTTTTGCCTTCTACATCAGCAATAAGTTTAAGTGCTTGTGCTTTAATGTTTAATTGTGAATTGGCTCCTGCTTCTTCTACTGTATCCCACGCTTCATTAATAATCATGGCATAATGTTGATCTGCTGCGCTTAACGCTTCCCTTGCTCTATCTTGAATTCTATTGTCAGAATGTACAATATTTTTCCATTCATCAATTAATGTTAAAACTTGTGCGCGTGGCATATCAAGATTTTTTGCAATAATTGATGGATTGTTTCCTTTTAACATTTCAGAAACAACCTTATTCATTCTTTCAAAATTATCAATAATTTCAAGTTCCGACAACTTTATCCCTACTTCTTTTATTTTTTATAATACTTTTTAATCTATCAATATAAAAAGATTTAAATTCACCAGTTGAATTATCCACACAATCAATCCAAGTAACATCTTTATTAGAATTATGAACCATTTTAATAAATTTAAATGAACCACGAGCATTTTTTATTTTTATATTTGTTCCCGGAACAATGATTTCTTTGCCAAATTCTAATTCATAAAAAACGGAAATATTTGGATTGTTCCAGTAAGGCTTAAGTTCTGTCTTTTTTGCCTTTTTTTTAGACATAAAATCACCTATATCCTCCAGCCGTAGGAGCCCATACGAGTCCGGGGCGATCAATAGACCTTGTAAGAATTTCACCGCATTTTTCACAAACTTGGCTGTCTCTATCGTCCATCTTTACAACTTTTTCAAAAGTTATATCACAGTTTATACAATTAAATGTGTAGGTGGGCATGCTCTTCTCTCCTTGCCAAGCTCTGTGTATCCATTTTCATCTTCTCGTTCTCTATATATACTATATAATACCAGATATCCTAGTAAATCGTCAAGGTCATTATCTCCGGGATATGATTGATTATTTGCAATACGATTTAGTTTATCATCAATGCGTGATGCAAGACTTTCATTTTGCCCGCCCTTAGAAAAAATGGGTCGGGGATTTAATGCTGAATCTCCATACGAAACATTCTTAGCAATAAGATTATCAGCTAGACGCATACATCTTTCAAAAATAGCTTCTCCTGATGGAGCAACTGGCATATTTCTATTAATATTCATCATATGACTTTCAATATTTATATTAGGCATTTTTCCCATGAGGCAAACTCTCCTTTATTGTATTTTGTGAAATTAAAATATATTGTGAATTATACATCAAATCGTGAAGACTAGTTACGCCAGAATAGGAACAACCACTGGATAGACCGCCCTTGATTTCTTTAAATGTATCAATAACGCTACCCTTATAATTAATTTTTGTTGAAATTCCCTCTGCAACAGAAACTTCTCCACGCCAATCAATTTGAGCATCTTCACTAGCCATACCACGAAATACTTTGAATGTTCCACTTTCAGTATATTCCTTTTGTCCCGGAGATTCTTCATGACCTGCAAGCATTGAGCCTAGCATTACTGCATCTGATCCTGCTGCAAAAGATTTTATCATGTCGCCAGTGTTTCTAATTCCACCATCAGCAATAATTGATGTTGGCAAATCCATACGCTCAAGCATTTCCCTTACATCTAAAATAGATGAAAGTGTTGGCATTCCATGACCAGTTACTATTCTTGTAGTACAACATGAACCACCACCGATTCCAACACGGATAGAGTCTGCGCCTGCCATAGATAAACCCAAAAATCCATCCCATGTTGAAACATTCCCAGCCATGACATGTACCTTGAATTTTTGTTTTATTTTTCTTACAGCATCTATGGCATACACACTATGACCATTTGCAACATCAAGAAGAATCATAGATGCTCCTGAATTAATTAGTTTCTCTATGTTTTCTTGTTTTCCTTCTGCGTCCTTTATGGATACCGCTGCTCCGACAAGTAAACCTTGACTGGCAACTTTATACACTTCTGATTTTTGTTTTTCAATATCCATATATCTATGAATAATTCCAAGTCCGCCGAATTTACCAATTTCTATTGCCATCTCTGCTTCACAAACAGTATCCATTGGCGAGGCAATTATTGGAAAAGGTAAATCAATTTCATATTTGCCATAACCAATTTGTGTGCCGAGATGGATATCTTTTCTAGATATCACTTCTGATGCTTGTGGAACAAGTAAGATATCATCAAAACAAATTTGTGTCTGAATTTTATAAAGCTGCATTTTTCTCCTTAGATGTTTAGCCACTCTTGATGGTCAAGTGTCCACTTAACTGTTCTATTAATAGATTCTTCTAAAGGTATTGGAAGACTCCAGCCAGAATCAGCCATCTTTTTTCCATCAAGAGCGTAACGCAAATCATGACCGGGACGAGAAGAATGAAAATCAACAAGTTCATAATTCAATGGCTTACCAACTGCTGAAGCAATTAATTGTGCCATTTCAAGATTATCAACTTCACGCTCTCCGACAATATGAAAACGCTCTGGAGTATCAACCTCACCATAAGGTCTAAATGGTTGATTTAAAACATGCAATAATCCGTCTGCTTGGTTACGGGCATGTAAATAAAAACGGCTTCCAATCTGTCCTGTGGGGGATGAGTGAATGCTCATCTTTTCACCATTCAAAACACGCTTAATAACCATTGGCATAAATTTTTCTGGATCTTGTGTCTCACCAATAATATTCATAGTATTAGTAATAGCCATAGGAATTCCATATGTACGCCAATAGGAAAAACAAATATCTTCTTGTGCTGCTTTACTAGCAGAATATGGATTGCTTGGGAAATGCTGATCTACCCATTCTTGATGTGCATACCCAGCTGGGGCAGGACCATAAACTTCATCAGTTGATACCTGCAAAAACTTTTCTGGTTGAGCAATTTTAGCCCAATCCAATAAATGACAAATAAGAGAAACATTATTAATAATAAAAGAAGCTGGATATTCAATGCTTCGATCAACATGTGACTCACTTGCAACATTAATTACATAATCAATTTTGCCAAACTCATGTGCAGTAATAGGTGAAATTGGTGATGTGAAATCGCAACGAATTACTTTGACACGCTTGTAAGCATTTGGAATATCATCAAGGGCTACACGAATTCTATCTTGTAATCCCTTATGAGTAAATGTGGTGGGACAAACAATAAACCAATCTGTGTTTACAATAAGGTGACGCAATACATGGCTTCCCACAAATCCACTGGCACCTGTCAGCAATACTCTTTTCATTTTATCTCCGATCAACACCTAATAATATCATATTAATAATTTTCTCCTAGAATTATTGGTAACTCTGTCCAAGGGTATTTTTTACATATTTCTTCATATATAAAGCCATCTCCACAAAAAGATTTATCGTACCAATATCCCATTTCTTCCCAGACCCGTCTATGCGCTACAAGCTGCATTGCATCAATGTGTCTTGCAATTGGTGGAGTTCCTGTAAATCTTTCTGTTGCCCAAGGGAACCAAGGAACTTTAAAATGCTTGATATGAAAAACAGTTACAATTGCCGATGTCTTATCTATATGATTAGATAATTCTTCAAGACAATTATCATAAAGTAAATTATCAATATTAAATTGAAAAAAATATTGACCATTTGCCATACGCATAGCTTTATCTCTTGACCAGTGGCCCCAATCGCCTTTCCATTCATCAGTATTAATAATAATTGGGTTCAAGCCCAATGATTTAAAATCTACTTCTTCTTCATAAGGAATTGACTTTGGACCATCGTGACAAATAATTAACTCAAAATCTTTAAATGTTTGATTGGCTAATGACTCTAAACCCCGGCGCATTCCATCGCGGGGAACATGAAATTCATAATCTACAGCAATAATAGAAAATTTTGGTCTATGCATAACCCATTCTTTTCTTTTCATTTTCTGTGCTTCCCCAAGTTTGCACTTTTTTATAATATTCAAGCTCTTCTGACTCTAATGGTTGATCTTTCCACCATCCCATATGCTCACAAGTATAATTTCCTGCAATTCTTCCAGCCCTTAACATAGGAGTTCCATGCACTTTGGGAATATCTGCACTAATCATTGAAGTATTATGCAAAGCAAATGTTGTATCAATTGCTGCAGAATAAATTAGACTGCCATCTTGCATTGTTCCCATTGGGGTCTCCCAGTATCTTGATTCCCATCTATGCACTAAATCTTTATTGAAAAATTTACTTGATGCTTCTGCATCAAAAATTTCTACAGCAAAGCCAATTTTGGGAAGTTGATAATATGAAGCGGCTTCAACCATATTATCAATAAAATTAGCCGGAAGATTTTTATTAAATATTAAATCTGGATCTGTGACAATAAACCAATCTGGCATTTGATTATATACTTCAGCTATTTCGGAATATATTCTTGGTCCAAAATTAAAATTTAAATATAGAACTTTATGTTCTTGAGAAATTTTATGCAAATAATCAATCATGGGACCATAGGTGGAATTGTTATCGCATAAAATAAAATTTGAAATTCCTAAACTAGTAAGTTGATCTACCATATGCTTAGCATAAGAAACCTGTTCAAATACAGGAATAAAAATAGGAATATCTGAATCATTAAAACTTTTTACTGCATCATTTATTGAATAATATTTTGTCATCTTTTTTTAATCATTCCAAACTTTTCTAAATATCGCTGAATTGTCATATGGCTGCAACCAGCTTCTTTTGCTATTTCAATAATATTTTTTCTTTCTACTATATATCTTTGATATAGCCAAGATTTAGATTCGTAAACTTTCATTTGTTCTCCATTAACGAGTGTGAAAAATACCATCCAATGCCCAGAGCATCAGAAACATTATCAGAGCTAGTGCGTACACCTTTACTTCTTGCGAACTCATTAGTTTTTCCCTTTCGTATTTCTCTTATTTTTGCTTTGTACCAATTTTCACTTTTGCCCGGAAATTGTTTTTTGACTTCCTGCTTTTGCTCTTTGGTAAAATTATTGTTTCCAATAAAAGACTGCCAAGTTAGCGGGTGTATTTCTACAACCTTAATATTTTTTGATAGGATTTCGCCCATAATTGCTCCGAATACATAAGCCATTTTAATTCCTGTATGCACACTCTTTACTGATACTGCTGCTTCTATTGCCATAAAATCAATATCATCAAAGAATTTTTCTTTTTTGAGCGCCCCCATTTTATTTTTTGCATCCAATATTCTTTCATAAATATCAGAGCCTTCAAAAAATATTTCTCCATATTTAATTATTTTGTCTTGATCTATAACGCAAAAAGCAAAGCTATTTGTACTTGCATCAACTCCAATTACTCTGCCAGAATATTTTTTTTTTAATTTAGCCAACGACATTTTTTAACACATCCAGCAACTGTTGTCTTTCTTTTGCTATTTTTTTAGCTTCACAAACTGTGCAAACATCAGATTCATTGTATCTGCTAAGTTTTGTACCACAAGATTTAGTTTTGCAATATCTAATTTTACCCTTTAATCTGTCTTTATTATTATAATATTTTTCTTTAATTTTTAAATTTGTGGCAGTTCTGCAACATTCATCGCAACAATATTTTTGATTATGAGTTTTAGGCTCAAACTCTTTTTTACATTCTTCATAGGCACAAATCATTTTGGAACCTTTAAAACCTCTATATCAACTTCTCCTTCGCCGAGTTCTTTCCAACATACCTTCTTTACTGGACAATATGTGCATGGTGAGCCAGATTTTGTAAATGGTCTTGTTGGCAATGTTTTATTTTCCCAATTCTTTCTTACTTCTCTCATCCAATCAAATACATAATTAATTAATGATTCATTTGATTCAGTCATATTTACTGGAATAATAAGAAAACTTTGATCGTTTTTATTTTCATAAAACATAAATCCTTGTTTTGCTCCACGCAATTTCATATAAGTAAGAATTTGTAATAAATGGTTTGGAGATGGTTTCATGCTTGATTGTTTATGTGCATAAACTTCTTCTTTTGTAGTTTTAATTTCTCCAATAACTTCTTCGCCATTCCAGTCTAAACCAAGGTCAATGAATCCACGAATTGGAGGATCTTCACTTTTTACTTCTTTTTCAAGGAATTTAACTTTTCCTGTAAGTTGCATTTTAGATTGAATTCTATCATGTGCAGCCTTGCCATTATCCATGTTGGCTCTAGCCATTGCATCAAATTTCTCTTCAAATTCCGCTCCTTCAAAGGCGATAAACCAATATCTTCCGCAGCTGCCATGTCCATAACCAATAGTGCTAGGGCTAAATGTTGTTTTTTGTTTAAATCCATTTTGATTTCCATCACCTTCATATACTTTTTCAAGTAAAGATGCAAATTCATTTGCATTAAATCCTTCTGCGTCTGCTTTCTTAAATTTAAGATTGCCTACAATTTTTCTTCCCATTAAACACCAAACTTTGCTGAATATTTGAGAGCATCTACTAGCTTATCTACGGCATCATTTGCCGTGTAATAGATATTCTTTTTCTTTGCCGCATCCCCACCTTTTTCAAGAGTTGTATAGTGTCTTGCAAGCATTGCAAATTTAGCACTTAAAGCCTGTAATTGAACAATAAGTTCTGGGGCTTTTGCAGCAGGAACATCAGGCTTTAGTATTAATTTTATCACAAATTCCAATGCTTTGTCTAAATCTTTGTCTTGCATAAATTCAGACATATCATTGAATTCAGTTATTTTACTTACAACTTCTAATGGTGTTTCATTCATACTGCTAAAACCTTAACTACGGGAACACATGGATCTCCGCCATCTTCCCATTCTTTTGCCTCTTCATCATTCATGTAAGGATCACCATCATGGGTATAACAAAAGCCGGGAGTAATCCATCCTTTATCAATTCCATATTGATACCACTCGTCAAAACTATTCATTATTTTTCTCCCAACATTCTACTAATTCTTCAAATAATGACCATTCAATAACAGCTAATCTTGTTTTACTTTTACTTCCTAATATTAGCTTAAGCGCCGGAAATTTATTCCTATCAACTTTAAAAGTATCCGTACAAATTTTGCTCCAAATGTCGGGGGTGATTGAAATTGATTTTTCATATTCTTTGTAATCAACCACGAAATTATTCCATTGGGCATCACCCTTTTGGTACTTACCACGCCCACTATTTTTTTGTAGTTTGGCCCCATCTCTTTTAGCTTCACCTCTTTCAGACACCTACTCTTATCTCCGATCTATGCCCCTCTGAACATATCCAAAAAATTAAATTATGTTTTTCATCAAACCACGCTTCTTCTGTTTCTTTTGGACAGGTTTGACATCCATAATTTCCTACAATTAATTCAAATTTATTATTATTAGAAATTTTGGGATTAATAAAATTACTATATTTTCCCATAAATTTTCTCCTTTAAAATATTTACAATTTTAGGATTTTCTCTAAGATATTCAATAGCTTTCACTCTACCCTGAAAACGCTCTTCTTCTATTGTATACCAAGAGCCACCTCTTTGTATTATACCCATCATTTCTGCAACATCTAGGACTTCTCCTGTTTGGTCAACACCAATCTGGGAGCCTTGGTAATAGAAATCATATTGCCCAGAGAGATTTGGGGGTCCAAGTTTGTTGTAATCAATAATCCAATTGACAGGTCTGCCAACCTTTTGTTCGATAATCTTGTCACCCACTTGAACGCCATTTTTAATAGCATTAGCCTCAGCCTCAGACGACCAGAGTTTAATGACAGTGGATGAAAAGAATTTGACCGCCATTCCTCCAGTGGGGATGTGGGAAGCATGCATGCTGCCAAATTGATTTCGTTGTTGTGAGATGAGAACAAGTAATGTTTTTTTGTTTGCATAGTTGAGCATTTTGACTGCATGTGTCATATCCTTTGCCTCTGCACCAATTTGTTTGGTGTCTTGTAGATTCTTTAATTCCTCGCCATCTTTCTCAAAGTAAATGGCAGGAAGCAATGCTGAAATAGAATCAACAACAATGACATCAACTTCTGCTTCCATTAACTGAACTGCAACATCAACCATATCATTAATTGTTTTAGCAGATGAATAAATAAGTGTAGAAGAATCTACTCCAAGTTTTTCTGCCCATTCTGCAGAATATGATGCTTCTGCATCAATCCATGCACAAGTCTTACCATTTTTTTGAGCTTCAGCAATCATTTGTAGGCAAAATGATGATTTACCTGCTGATTTATTACCCCAGATAAGAATCTGACGACCAAAGCCTAAACCGCCCTTGAGTGCAATGTTAAGACCAATACTTGGAGTTTTTTGTTTTTCTATTTCTACTTGTGTTGCAAGCTGAACTCTTTGTCTAGTTTTCGGGTCCAGCTTTGCTAAAATTTCTTCTGCAATCATAATTATCCTTAAAATTTATTTCCGTGAAGTTTTTCTCTTTTTCTGTTAGTTTCCATTTTTTCTTTTAATACTTTTTCAATAGAAATTGTAATATCTCCATGTTCATACATTGCCTGATAAATATCTAATATTCTTATGATTACATCAGACATTTCTTCTACGATTGCTATTTGTCCTTTATCTTTTCTGATTGCTTCTAATACTTCTGTAACCTCTGAATGTACAAGTGCAAGCTTATTTCCGATTTTATCATAATTATATTCGCCATCCCAAAAACCTTTTTCTTTAGCAGTATCATGCATCAACTTCGCTAGTCGTTCCAGAATCATCTGCTACCTCCAATTTTGTTAGTTCAATGGCAACGGAATCACCATCTAATTCTTCAAATCTAATATTTGCATTAGTGTAGTCTTTTAAAAATGTTTCCTTTGTTACAACAATTCTTCCTGTTGTACTAAGAATTGCAGCAAGAATCTGCTCAATTGTTAAATCAATTCCTTGATCTTGTGATGACATTATACCTCCTTAATAAATACTGTACCATCATCTAATTTGCTTATTGTGGGTTTACACCAAGTTCCCGGCTTCATTTTGCCTAGTGCCAAAGTGTATGTTTTAGGAAATACAATGACTCTTTCAAGTTCTTTGTCTGCATTAGACAATATGACATGTGCCATCATTTTTCCCTGCTTTGTTTTATAATTGGTAAAGTCTAATACAAACTTTTCATTATATGGCTTATCTTTATCTCCCATGCCATAAATCCAGTTAATAAAAACATCATCTTTTTTATCAATAACATCATTAATTGTAACATAATGATGAATTCTATTGTCTCCCACCAGAAACATATACATATTGTTTGATTCTATTTTAGTGTTTTCATCATGAAAAATACCAATCGTTCCCGTGTCATCCACAAGTTCTACTCTTGACCAGCCTTTTCCTTTTTTAATTGATTTAACCATAGCCATAATAATAAAACATCCTGTTTCCAAGAAGTCACTAATGGGATTTATTTGTGCTCTTAAATATGGAGTGATGCCGCGAGTATCAAATTTAGGAACATTAAGATATTCATACAAATTTTCAGATTCATTACCCGTTCTAGGATTGTCATCAAAAGCAGCAGCACCGATTGCATTTAAAGCTTGAATTGCTCTAGAATTAATACCACTTCCTTTTGTTTTTGATACTTCAATTAAATGTGAATAATTTTTATATGGACCTTGAGATATTAATTTGCTTGCAATATTATCTGAAATATATTTAATATTATTTAAACCAAATCTAATTGAATCACCTTTAACAGTAAAATCCAAATCGGATTCATTAACATGTGGCAAAAGTACTTTAATTCCTAAACGCTTGGCTTCCAATAAATATTCTGTTCTTGTATCTTTATCATTTTCATTCTTAAGCAATGCAAATACAAAATCAATTGGATAATAATGTTTAATCCAAGCACAATAATATGACAACATGGAATAAGCAACAGCATGACTACGATTAAAAGAATATCCAGCATGCGCTTCAAAATCATGCCAAAGTGTTTCTGCTTGTTTTTTTGTAATATGTTGGGAAGCGCCTTCAATGAACTTATCTCTAAATACATCAAATTCTTTTGCATCTTTTTTCTTACCAATAATTTTACGAACCTTGTCGGCCTCAGACCATGACATACCGCCCAAGTGTACGCATGCCTGCATAACTTGCTCTTGATAAATGATGACACCATAAGTTCTAGATGTAAACGGCTTCATAATTTCATGCACAAAGGTAATATCTTCCTTGCCATGCTTTCTATCAACATATGATTTACCAACAGTATTCATGGCACCGGGACGAACAAGAGCATTAGATGCAACTAAATCTTCAAAGTTATCCACACCCATTTTAATTAACAAATTAGTATATGGAGTTGCTTCAGCTTGAAATACACCCTTGGTAAATCCTTGACTTAAATCTTCAAAAATTACCTTATCGTTAAATTTAATTTTATTTAAATCAATTGATTTTCCACTTCTTTTTTCAATTGATTTTAAAGCATCATAAATAACTGATAATGTTTTTAAACCCAAGGCGTCGAGTTTAATAAGACCTAATTCTGCACAATTATCCATATCGTAAGCAACAACAGGAACGCGACCAGAAACGCTATCATTTGTATCATTTCTAGTTTCAATTGGCGCGATATTACTAATAGGCTCTTTAGACACAACCACACCAGCAGCATGCATGCCAACACCACGAATTCTTCCGCGTAACTGAGAGGCAAACTCAAGTACTTCGGGATACTTTTGCCTGAATTCCAGCGTATTGGGGCTATTTTCAAAATCCTCAAAAGTCTCAATGTTTTTAAGTGATTTGTCAACTTCTGCCAGTGGGACTGAAAAAACTCTAGCAACATCTCTAATCACCCCTTTATCTTTAAAGTATTGGAATGTAGAAATAGATGCTACATTTTTAAATTTTTTGCGTAGATATTCTTTTACTTCACTACGCCTACGGTCCATAAAGTCTGTGTCAATATCTGGAAAATCATTCCGATCTGGATTAATAAATCGGAAGAACAGCAAATCGTATTCAATCGGATCAACATTAGTAATTCCTAACAAATAGCAGACTAGTGAACCAGCAGCCGAACCTCTTCCCGGTCCCACCAAAATGTCATTTTCTTTTGCCCAATTAACCATGTCGGCAACAATTAGGAAGTATGATGCAAAATCTTTATTACGGATAACTTCTAGTTCTTCCATCAATCTTGTGTTGTAGATTTTACTAGACAATCCCATTTCAGAAAGCTTTGCATTGCACATCTCTTCAAGCTGGATAATTGCACTTTTCTTAGGAACTGGAAGGAGTGAAAGGTTTTCATAATACTCATATTCTTCAATTTTGTCAGCAATCTCAAGAGTATTGTCGTAAATGTCCGTTCTACTAATTCCTGAATTATTATACCATTCCTGAGCTTCTGAACGATTCTGCAGATACACATCAATATCCTGAAAACTGATTGGTCTATCTGGATAGATAGAATTCAACCGCTCAAACATACTCATCTTTTTGGTATTTTCATAATTGAATTCACGATTGATATTGGGCTTGGTAGATAGAATAAGCAACACTTCTTCCAGCGCCCTCTGGCTAGAGGTGGCAAAATGGCAGTCAGAAGTGGTTACAGGCTTGATATTTAATTTATCCGCGATATCTAGCAAAGGCTTATTAATTTCAATGGGATTGTGTGGTTGTACCTCAATGTAAAAATCATCACCAAATCTATCTTTGAACCACTTGGCAATGCTCTCAGCCTTTGCCATGTCTCCACGCTCAATAGCTTTTGAAATAAGACCATTTAAGCAGCCGGACAATACAATAATACCCTCACCATATTCGGTAAGCAATTCCATATCAATTCTAGGCTTTCGATAGAAACCTTCAGTCCAAGCAATCTCAGACATTGTTTGCAAGTTTCTAAGACCTGTCTGATTCTTAGCAAGCAGAATGATGTGATTGTATACCTGAGTATTATCGTCACGATTCTTAATATCACGCTTGTCGAATCTATCTGTTTCTGAGATATATGCTTCCAAGCCAAGGATTGGTTTCACCCCTAATTCCCGCCCTGCCTTTTGCATATCGCGGTGACTTGACAATGTTCCATGATCTGTAATGGCAAGAGCAGTATGACCTAGATTTTTTGCAGCCTGCATTAACTCGTGGGGTGAACATAGTCCATCCATGAGACTATAATGTGAATGGACATGCAAATGTACTAAGTCTGTCATTTTTTACTATCTCCTAAATAAATACCTACACGAAATACAATAGAGCTAATTCCTAGCCGCAATGAAATATTTTTTTCGTCTTCCTCTTTCCACCATTGTAACGCAAGACCAATTTCTGATGGTGAGCCTGTACATTTATGAGCATAAATTTTCACCCCTGCTCACTGTTCAATGCTTTGCGGGTCGAACAGGGGTACAACACATCTACGCATGAGAAACAATAGAAATCCCCTCCTTCAGCTTCCATCCAGCCGCCTTTGTGGACTGGCTTGTGCAAGTCACGAATACGCTGAATAGCGGCGCGGTCTTGTTTCATCAACTCTGCAAGAAAATCAGCATGAGAGCGCCAACCACTCAACACTTCTAGCATAAAGTTGTATTCGCGTAACAATCCTTTATCGCCTTCATGCTCACCGCCATAGACCATGCGATAAAGTTGTTTATAAGAATGTTTTCGCTTCATTTTATTTTTCTTTCTTACCATTCAATCTTTCCATGTAGTCCCAAACTATTGAAGGAACTCTATCCCATTTCCCAAGTTTCCAGTCCTCATCAATGAAGGACTTCTTCACAATTTCAATATTGTCATATGCGCCTTTACAACAACCATCGCAACCATGAACACACTCCGCCCAATTTGTTGTTTTGGGATCATCAGGATCTGGATGCCCTACTCCATGAGGACAAGTTCTTTCCATGATTCCTCTATCTCCACGCCAATGTTGTGGAAATGAACGCATGGAATGATTGCTTCTATTGTGCATTGTACAATATTCACCAATGCATTTTTCTGGACTATGACAAACAAGAACAATATCTGTATTCTCAAGAATACCTTCACTCATGTTCAATTCCATGCTCCTTATCAATATCTTCGTGAATACGCTTGGTTAGCTTTGGAAGAATGCACTTTTTAAATACAAATCCATAAAGCAATCCAAGAATCAAGACATCCTGAATAATAGTCCAGCCTAGTTCTGCTGCAATGTGTCGTGGGTCTGTAAAGATGTCCCACCAAGTTTCATGCTGATGAGTATCTTCAGAATGAATGACAGTTTGAGAAATATTTTTATCATACATAACTTCTCCGCGCTGACATGCTGACATGTCTTCTGTGCATAATGGTGCATCAATAGGAATTAATGTTTCGTCAACTGGTACATTAGTAACATCTACAACAATATCATCGCAGGTTGAATGCCCATCGCTATCAATCGCGCAGGCGGTTGGAGATGGGGTTTCATCTGCAAATGCCGGGGAAGTTAATGCAATTCCGCCAACAATAAAAATACTTGCAATAAACTTCTTCATTACTTACTCCATTCTTCAAAGTGTGTGTCGCATAGCGTAGCATACCAGCCATTTTTAAATACAAGACTTGCTCCCACTATTCCGCAGTCTTGACAAATTACTGAAGAAACAATCTCTGCAGTTCTAATAATTTTATCAATATCTACAGTCATATGTAAGCGTGAAGGTTCATAATAATATCTTAGATTACCAAACTTTTCTTTAATTTGTCTAATTCTATACTCTGGATCAATAGCAATAATTTTTTTATGTGTATCTTTAACTAAATCATGCCATCCGGTGGGAACTTCTTTAAGGAAGTGGTCTAATTCTAAATTCATCATCTGATTTCTCCTGTCGTTGTTTTGCAATATGACTAGCCCAACAATAATTACATTTTGGACAACATACTAATTTGTCACGCATTTGATCATACATCTTAGCATTAATAGCATATTCATAATAATATTCAGGGTCTTTCTTGTATAGATTAGCCCGATGTGTTTGAATAATACGCAATAGCATTTCTTGATCTGCGTACCACCAAGGCTCAATTAGGTTTGGACCAAAGTTATACGAGCCTATATGCATTAATTCTTCAATAGCCTGCCAATTGGCATCAACGGAGATGCCACGATAAACACATTCATCTTTAATGGCAGTAAGATAGTTATAGAACATGCGCTCATAACCATGCCACATACGAGTAGCAGGGTGATTTACCCAACCGCCAGATTGTTGACCTGTAGCTAGAATTTTAAGAATCTGACGACCCTCAAGCAATTGTTTGTTAAGCTAAAGGCGACGATTATCTAATGATGATGCTGTTTCATTAAAATCAGCACTAACGATAAAAGTCTGCATAAAACCACCTATCCTTTCTTTTGTAGAGTTTGATAATCATATCCTATTGATTCAATAAAATCAATAAGTTTTTTGTTTTCTTTTTCTAAAGATTTGTAGGCATGCATTCTTTTAACATTTTCTCTTAGTGTAATTGCCTCTAAATGTTCAGGATTTACGCATAATCTATTTCTACATAAATGATCTATTGTTTGCCCCGGTTCTAATTCAGAAACTATTTCTTCAAAAACTATTCTATGAACCATTGTTTGTCTACCACCCAATGAAATTTGAGGGTATCCCCTTTTTCCACCAAGTCTTCCAGTCCATATCCAGCATCCATCGGGGGTATCATTATAAACTAAAACATTACTCATAATTCTTTCCATAATGCTTTCTTGATTTTTTAATTTTGTTAATTTTTTACCAAGGTGGGCTTGTCTCCAATGCGCTCCGCAAAGTCCTTTTGCCTGTATTGTATTTACACACCCCTCAAAAGTGCAGGGATAAATAGATTGATTTGTTTTAATAACAATTGGTCTTAATTCTGTATTTCTTCTTTTTTGAGAATAATGTGCAGAACATAATCCTTTTGCATATAATGCATTTTCGCATTTTTCAAATAAACATTTTTTTGTCATAATTATATTATATCATAAAATGAAAACAATTTGTATATTTTTGCTAAAACAGTAGTGGGTGGTAGTACTCATACTACCACCACACCACTATTTATGTCAACTATTACCACTCAACGGCAGAAGAAGTTGATTCCTGTTCATCATTTGTACCATTGTAAAATGACTCTTGATCAGCATATGGAACATCACGAACTGCCATTTTTTCCAAATCAAATAGCTCTAGATTTGGATCAATTGGCTCTGTGTTGGAAGCTGGTAAAGGAATAATACTGTAATTAGTATCTGTTTTCTCGCCTGTGCGCTTTAGCCTCCATACAACATTTGTAATGCTTCCTGTTTCTCCTGCGTATTGAATTACTTCAGGTGTAGCAGATTTAGGACCTGCACCTTGAGAAAAAATAGCGACATAGGGTTCTTCAGTACCATCATCAACTAGAATATTAATGTACAGTCTGGAACGACCCTTCCATCCCGCCTTCATGTCACGACGATGCATTTCGCAGCCATAGCAACGACCTTGATCATCAATGCTGCAAAGCGCCTTTCGGCGGTAATCTTTGGGGTTTGTATGTTCAATAGCAATAAATCCAACACCTAGTTTTGGATTGTAATTTTGTGAATCGGGATCTAATTCCTGAAGGAAACGAATCTTGACGCTCTGACCATCATTAAGCTTTAGCCAACGCCCTTTTGGACCGTCTGCTGATGAGACTGTAGGCTTGTCCAGTGCCTTATTCATTTGGGATAAACCCTTTACGATACCCATATTATATCTCCTTAGTGTAGTGGGCTATAGGATGCCCTTCTTATACTATTATACCATTGCATATTCGTAGTGGTGAACCGCATTAATTATGCATTGACGAATTTCTTCATCTGTCATATCACCAGCATCTTTTGCTTCATGAGGATAAATCATACCATATTCATATGATGCCCACAATATTTCTTTGTTAGGAAGTTTTTTAGCAATATCTTCGCCTAGCTTTCTTCCTGCTGCATCTGAATCTGTCATAATAATAATTGACGATGCATATTTATTTAAATTTTGAATGTTTTCATTAGATATATTACCCCCAAGAGTAGCAACAACATTTGGAAACCCAGACTGATGAATCCTAATAGCATCAAATGACGACTCACAAACTATAATCCTTCCTCCATATTTTTTGGCATTACTTAAATTAAACAATGTTTTATTTCTAGGAAGGTTGCGACTATTCTTAAATTCTTTGCTGTCAATAGACCTTCCAATGATTCCCACCCATGTACCATCTGGGGATGTTAATGGAACTGTAATCATGTTCTGCGCCTCAGAATATCCAATAGTAAAGGAAAGAATTGAATTATTGTTAATCCCTCTTGATTTCAAATATTCAATTGCCTTGCTGTTTATTCGTAGATTTTCATATAATTCTACAATTTTATCAGCGGGAAATTTAACAAAATCTTGTTTTTCATTTAAAATATCCTGTAATTCTAAATCAATATCTTGAGATTTATTACCTATGGTTTGATAAATAAATCTAAGCGCCTCAAATTCATTTTTGCCTGTTAGCCTAGCAATTAAATCATTAAGTGTTCCTCTTTCTCCACAAACGGGATTAAAGCATAGAAACAACCCATTGTAATAATTCACTTCAAATGAAGGAGTATTGCGATTATTGTGAAATGGACACAGGCATAAAAAATCTTTAGATGTTTCTGATAAAATTTCTATTTTTAAGGCATGCAAAATTGATCGAATGTCCGATTTAGTATATTTCTTATTCATTATTTCCTATCTAGGTACAAACTCTTGTCCTGAAAAACCTTCTATTTGTTGAGACTTTTTCTTTCCAACAAATACTCCAAACATAGTAAGTATAAAATAAAAACCACTTGTTCGTTCTATATATTTTATATTAAATTGCGGCGACATGTCAAGAATTGGAACATAACCACCATCACGCATTTGTTGAACAAGTAATCTTTCATAATGCTCTCTTGCTTTAATAATTTGTGAATCATCTTTGATGGTTCCCGATATTGTGAAATTATGTATATTCTTTCTCATCTTAGTTAAAATTATACCAAGACTACGAACTTTTTCGGAACTAAGAGTTATCATAAATTTCATTAATGATACCGCGATTGATATCCCAATCAAGATAAAAAGCGAATTCAGATCCATGACGATTCTTTCTGCTCACCACCTCAATAATATTTGAATCTGGGTTACGATGTACAGCCATAGCCATGTCTGCATCATATTCAATAGCTTTTGACCATGCCACTTGGGATAACATGGGTGGATCATCATGATCTGAAATATCATCAGCAGTTGCAGCAGTAATATCAATTACAGGAATGTTGTTTCTTACTGCAAGCAGTTTGAATTCCCGCGAAATATTGCGGTTACGCTCAACCTCAGAGTTTGATTTCTTAGTATCATTAAACAATTGGTGATAATCAAGAATAACTAAATCTGGTTTATATTGATCAATCTTTGCCTGCACTGTCTGTGGAGTTACATCGCTTGTACCCTCGTTAGAAATAAGAATAAAGCTATTCTTATCCTTAAATTTTTCCTTAGCCCATGAACCGAATGTATCAATATTTACAGCGCCCTTAGAGAAATCTGATGCCCTAAATAGACCGCTTCCCATCATGGTATAAATACGGTCACGCATATTCTCAGGAGTCATTTCAAGAGAAATAATCATAGGCTTAAAACCCTGTTCCCAAGCCTTGCATGCTAGATAGGAACTTAGCCAAGTCTTTCCTCTTCCGGGCCAGCCAATCATAACAATTAAATGACCGGGAGCCATACCTGTTGGGTATGCATAATCAATTGCTTTAAGTCCTGTCATGATTCCGGGACTTCCGCCCATCATATCTGAACGCTCACGAACAGCCTCAAAATGCTTTTCTGCCAATTCGTAATCTGTAAGGTCAAGGTCACGAACATTGTTAGTCATACGACTAAGAGTATTCAATTCCTTTTGCATATCTGAAATAACCTTAGCGGCAGAATGACCCTTGAGGCTAGTTCCTGCACTTAAAAGTACATTTCTAATCTTTGCAGTAAGATATTCATTTCTTACTTGGTCCAAGTAGTAGCCTGTTTCGCCTTTAGTTTCTACCGGCTCAAAGTCAGGGAACTTTTCTAAAAGAATAGATACATCTGGAACGGATCTGAATTTGTAATAATAAGATTTTAATCCATCCCAAATATCTTTATGGGAAGTAAAAATAGAATCAACATCTTCTGCCATAACAACAGAAATATCTTTATTTTTACATACTGAAGAAATCAGTGCTGCTTCATTGTTCATTCTCTAATACCATTCTCTTAGTTTGTTCTAGTAACATTTTTCTGCGAGCATTGTCTTCTGATTTAGCAGTTAATACGGCATCCAGTCTTTCAAAATTATACAAAAACCATTGTAAAGGATGAGAAGACCGGCTGGTATTAAAATAGTATATCAAAAGTTCTTTGGCTCTATCAAATCCAACACTATCTACAACTTCTGCCATTCCCCATTTTTCTTTATGCTTATTTATAACAATGGATTTATTATATTTTTCTTTATATAAAGATAGATAAAGGCTTACCAACTGGTAAGCCTTGCTTGCATCATCCTTTGTCATAATCACTTCTCTCTAATAGCATCACACTTTTTACAAATATAACTTGGTTGAAATTCAAAAGTTTCCTTATTCACATGCCATTCTAGCACTTTCCATAAATGATCGCAAGTCACCCTTTGAGTTCCTTTTCAATCTCGCCCATTTTTTCAATAAGTTTATCTTCAACAAACTTATAAATTCTTTCAGTAGCTTGATTTACAGTTTCATCTGCTCGCACATTGTCTTCAATACCAATAGCGACGCGAATGCTTTCAAAATTGCCAAGATTGCGGACATATTGCAAATCAACTTTGACAATTGTTGGCTTAACTTCTTTAGTTTTTAATTCACTCATCATCATCTTCTTTCAATTTAAAGCCTAACGGACTTTTTTTATCCATTTCAATATCAACTTGCTTTTCATATAACAAACAAATTCTATCAGATACAGAAGTCATAGTTTCTGTGTCCTGTTTCATTTTAGCAATATCATAAATATCTTGCAACATTTGTAGTGATAAATCAAATAATAAATCTTTATTTGGGTTTTCTTTTGGCATAAATCCTACCATTCTGGCTGTTTCCACACGGGAACAAAGTCACCGCTATCATTTTTTACATATAGAATTTTTTCATTTCTCATCATAGCTTCTAGTTCTGCACTACTAGGAATTTTTGATGTTGTTACTTCTCCATCTATTCTTGGTCTTCCCCGATGAATAGTTTTAAAAAATTCATGAATTTCTCTTACTTCATCCTCACTAAAAAAATATTTTATTGGTCTAGTGCGATTCTCAAGAGAATAAGAATATTGTGGCTTTTTAATTTCTCCATTATTCATATGTCTTTTTATTGTTTCAGGGTCTCTGCTCATAAATTTTGCAACTTGGGGTACAGAATAAGCGCGTTGTCTGCTTTTTTGAACATGTGATAACACATAGGCAACACGCTTTTCATTTGGATAATCCCAAGCTATTAATAAGTCTTCAGATCTTTTCCTTTTTAAAGTTTTATGCAAATTACCATTCAGGTAGAAATACACAAATCTTTCTTCAGGGCTTTTTCTTTTTTTGCTAACCATTGTGCAAATCCTGAACTATCCTTTTTTATAAACCATCTTTTGCCACACATTATGCAAAATAACTCTATTCTTAAATTTTGCTCAAACATTCTATCTACAAATATCCTGCCACTACATTTTTTGCAGGTCATTTAAAATTACACACTTCTTGTCGCAAATAAATTAAATTTTGTCAACCATGAATTAAATTGCGTATTTTTTATACCATAAGCATAGAATATTTGTGACACAGCATATAAATATGTAAAGTGCTTAGCAATATCTTCTAGGTCTGTAATACCATTTTTTTGAAAGTAAGAGCTTACAATGGCTCCTAGTGAACTAAGAATTATAGAAATAGAGTGTTTTGTTTTTCTTGACCAATCTATATTTTTAACAAAAGATGTTGTAATAGATACAAAAATACCTAGTACCAGAAAGGTCAACGATTGTGTTTGTGTGCTTGTTAAAGACATATTTTCTCCTTATGCTTTAAATACTTTTCCATCCACGACACAAGTATAATCGTGAATTTGAATTAGTTGGATATGTGGATATCCATTAACAACATTTGCTATTGCAAATCCCGGCTGCCAATTTTTTTGAATTGTGTAGTCCATTTTAGTTTCATCACAAAGATGACCAATTTCAAATCCACGCAATTCCTGCCCAGTGATGTTGTATGTTTGAAAATAAGAACCCATTCTATGAGAATGTCCTCTTACTAACGATACACCCCAGTTGTTTACATCATTTCTTACAGATTCTCCTGCATGTTTAGAGATAGATTCTCCATGATGTGCATACATATCTCCAAAACGATGTACTGGTGCTTGATCATAATAATGCCATTCAAAGCCAGCATTTTTATAATCATATAGTGTTTCTGGAGTAATAACATCAAGAAATGCCGGGGCCTTCTTTGCTAAATAATCTCCATGTCGTGTCCATCCATGATTTCCATCATGAAAATGCTTGTCTGCTTTGGGAACAATTTTATTAATTTCTTTTAGAAATTGTTTAGTTCCCTCAACTCCGCCATCACCTACTGGAACAGAAAATTCGGCGGGATACTCAGAAGCCCATCTACTTGTTGAATCTGCATCATCAATATCACCTAGCAAATCAACAGCATCAGGCTTCCATGCTTTCATTACCTTTAAAAATAGTTCTACTTTTCTGGGGTCATGGCGCGGAAAGTGAACATCGGACACCATCATCCATTTAATATCATTTGTCATTATTTTCCTTATGGGTTTAGAGATATAAAAAGAATATCAACGGTTAATGAATATTTGTCATCTGCTTTTACACTTCTTAAAACTTTTCCAATTTTTGAACCACTTGTAGAAAAAATTTTACCGTCATTAATGGATTGATATAGATATGAAGAATAAATTCCCGTATCTCCTTGTTCTTGCCTTGTTGAACAAATAGCAATAAATTTAGAGTTGTTTAAATTATTTGCAAATGCGGCGTTAGGAATTACAATGTCTACAGATGTGGCACCCTTTTTCATCACAAGATCTGTTTGGAAAAGAATGAAATTTAAATCATTTAGTGTTTTTGTTGAGCTTGATCCTGTCCTCTTTTGGAAAATAGCGGCAGCCCTATCTAACTTGCCTTGTAAAACTGATATATCTGATTTCATAGTTGAAATATCATTATAAGTAATTGTCACATTAGTAGACATTTATTGGTTCTCCTTCTTTATGGCATCCCGCTTCTTTTGAACTTACAAGAATAATATCATCTTTTTTATAATTAAATATTTTAAAAAAGTCGGGATCAGATATATTTCTTTTTTTATTATCAGAAATCAAATAAAGTCTTTGATTTGAAACATCTCTAATCAATGTTCCATCTCTAAAGCCTAATATTCCAGATATTTGTATATTTTTCATGCATGACTCTGAAGTGTTGACAACTTTTAGTTCCCACGAATTTACTGCTCTTGAGGAAACAATTTTATACCTTTTGTTTCCCTTAACATAAAAGTAACCCTTTTCTGTCTTAGCTATAAGACCACTGGGAACAAAAGGTGCTATCTCAGTTCTCTTCCTTCTTGTCACTGTCAGTCTTTCTAGCATTAATTACAGCAATACGAAGTTCCTGAATTTGTGAATCGCGCTGCTGAATTTCCTGCATTGCCTGCGCCTTAAGTGCAGCAAGCTGTGTTTCGTACTGACTTGTTATTTGACCAATACGGTTTTGAAGCTCCTGAATCATAAGTTCAAGCATATTTGGCTGCTGCTGAGCCGGGGGGGTAAATGATGTTTCTGTCATTTTTTAACCTTTCTTTAGTTAGATTATTATTATACTATTTATTTTCTAATGCTGCAATTCTTGTTTCTAATTCATCAATTTTTACTTTTTGACCTTGAAGAACAGCAAGCATTGCTGCCACTATACCATTAATATTATAATAATCTGGAATTCCATTTTCATCAAGAATCGAAAGTTCTGGGAATTTATCATATATATCTTCAGCAATAAATCCTAAGAATTTTTTATTTTCATCAATTGGCAAAATAGATTTAAAAAATACAGGAGTAATATCAAGAACTTTATTTGAATCTATAAGGGGGGCAATAATTTTTTCTTTACTAATGCTATTCGATAAATTAGAATATAGAGAAATTGGAGATATTTCAGTTTTATATGCCTGTCGTGAAACATTTCTATACATTATATAATCAGATGCTGAAGTTGCTACGCTTACTGTATTTGCACCTCCACTACCTATACTCCAAAAAATTGCGGGAGACAAGATGGAATTATTATTAGTTGATGCTGATCCATGTCCCAGCCTTACTGATCCATTATTGTCACTGGTATCTATCCATAGATTTGTTCCGGTTGCGGCATACATTTTCCCGGTTGTTGATAATGTGGCATCGTTAACTGAAGTAAACACAACAATATTTGTTCCATTATTTTGTAATTGCATAAGATTTTTATAAGGAGAAACTTGATTTGTATAAAAAATTCCTCCGCTAAAATATAAATGTTGTCCAGATGAGGTTCCTGATCCAATATAAATTTTACCATCGGAACCGGATACATTATTAATATTAATATCATTTGATCCCGCATCAATTGTGACTCCGGCTCCAACTGCTATTTTGTTTCCCGCATTTTGTCCATACATGGCTGAATAAACTTTTCCAAGTCTTATTGCAGGGAATACAGTGTCACCCGGATCGGGAGAACCCCCATAGGTTAATGAAATTCCGCTTCCGGAAACATATGGAGTTATATGTCCAAATGTGGTATTTCCATTAAAAAATGAAATAGCATTATTAGTACCGTCAATTTTAATATAACTGCCGGATGTATTTAAAGTTTGAAAAATACCACCATATAATGCTGCACCATATATTGATGCAGTTGAATTAATATTTCCTGTAAATGAGCCTGATTGTGCATATATTGCTCCATTAAATGAACCAGATTTTGCAACAATTGTTCCTGTTACAAATAAGTTGCCGGATGAACCAGAGATGTAATTGTTTGCGTCACCAAATTTAAATTTTCCTGTATCGTCTAAATAAAATCCTTCTCCAGCGGTAAAGGTTGTCTGCACTCCGGATTTAGTATTATATATCATTGCTGGACTTCCAGCAGTTTTATCTCCCTTTATAGTTACATTATTATTTATAATGTCTCCTGCAATAATTACAGCATTTGCACCGCTTCCGGTATACCTACTTTCAAGCAAAGTAAATGATGCCATAACTGGGGTTTCCAGTGGGTCTGTTGGCAAATAAAATCTAGTTAGATTTCCATAATATCCATATATTCCAGATGAGGATATTTCTACTCCCGGAGTTCCCGCGCCCCTTATTGCACCACCATAAACTCTTCCAGTTATTTGAAAATCTCCTGCAATAAAACCGCTGGATGCATATAAACTTAATGCTGATGCTGCACCTAAATTATTTACTCTAAATGTAGCTAATGCTGGTGTAGCATTTCCTGCAAAAAATGGATAAGAACCGGGAAGTAGACCTACTGTATTTGTTCCTGTTCCCGCCGATAAAGATGAAGATGAAATGTTAAATCCACCAATTGTTCCTACAGATGCATATATTCCAGCACTAAATGAACCACTTGTGGCATTAATGTATCCTGTTATTGAGGCATTTCCATTAATATTTAATTGACCACCGGAAATGGATGCTCCATATATTCCACCTGTGAATGATCCTGATGTAGCATTAATATAGCCAGAAATGGAAGCATTTCCGTTTATATTTAATTGTCCTCCAGATATGGATGCTCCTGAAATAAAGCCACCAATTACTGATGCTCCTGATACCGCCCCGCTAAATGAACCACTTGTGGCATTAATATATCCTGTTATTGAGGCATTTTGTGCAACCATATTTCCGTTTAAGCTGACAGAAAATTGTGAAGCTGAGCCTAAGGCAAATCCACCAGTTGAAGATAAAACAATGTTTGTGGCAGATAGACTTGTAGGTCCAATTCTAAATCCACCTATTGTTCCTGCTGCTGCCGTTATACTTCCGGCAAAATATGCATCACCTGTTTGTGAACTAAGATAAAATGAACAAGCAGTTGGAGAGAAAAGACCTATAAGACCATTTTGATTAAATAATACTCCGGGACCTGTTTTTGCTCCCGCATATATAGATCCACCTTCTAATTTAATTGTAGTATTTTTATTTATAGTATCAATAATTGAAGAAGGTGTTGTAAATGTTAAAACTTCAGATAATTCAGATTCTCCATCTTCTCCTATTGCTCTGACGGATACATTATAAGTAACATTTGGTTTTAATCCGGTCAATTGTAATTGTGCCATTAAGTCACCTGCATATAATATTCTAATTGCATTGGTTGATTAGCAATTTTAGCAATTGGTGTACTAAAAATGCTTCTACTTGTTAATTTTAAAGTTTCTGGTTTTACATCTCCGGATATAAATTTAAGCGCATCAAAATGTAAACTAGCAGTTGATGTTGTCAAAAAACTAATTGATACTGAATTAATAGAATAATTAAAAGAAGAGTTATATGAACCACTTAATGGCATTTTTACTGAATAATATCCTGCACCGGAAATGCTAGCTGTTCCTGACCCACTTCTCCAAATATTTCCATTTACATCTCCGAAGGAAATTTGAAATGTTCCCGATGAACTTGCAGGGGTATAGATAAGAAGATCTGCATAATCTGTATAAACATATTGAGACATATCAAAAGAAATATTGTTATTAACAAGAAAACTATTAGAAGCAAAAAAGAATGTGTTGCTTGCGCCATATCTTGAATATGGGGCAAATTGCAATGAACTTGTAGAGCCTGATGCTGTCCATGTATTAATTGAATTAGAACTTTCAGAAAAATCACTAACTATATACTGATCTTTTCCAATCACGATTGATGGAAAAACTCCTATTTCAGTAATTGATGCTGATAATGTTGGATCTACTGTTGCTTTAAGTAAAATTTGATTTGAACCACTTATTGTTCTATATGATTTTAATGTTACTGGATATCTTGCTATTTCATATTCTAGTGCTGTATCTGATGCTGAGGCAGAATTTCTATTTAATACTCCAATTGCTATTCCCGCCGACCAATCTTGTGTAGAATTGGCAAGATATTTATTCATCATTAAATAACCATTTGTTGTAATGACATTTTTAGAACTTGCAACAAAATCTTCACCTGATTTTAATACATAATATCCATTTATCATTGTGAAATCTCCAAAACATATTCATAATCCACAGCATAATCTATATCATCAAATGTTAGAGTTGCGGTATAGTAAACATTACCATCATTAGAAATTTTTGTTTCAAAATTACCAATTGATAAATTTTTAGGAGATTCAATGGTTGTACTATTTGAATTATCTGAGTTTGTATTATCAAAATCTATATCATAATCATCATAGAATACATTGTTTTCATTATCAGGATCATATGGTACATCAATAACAACAACATTGGGATTAGCAGATAAAAATGCGGGATTATTCCTAGGGTCATCTGCAAAAATTTTAATAAATTTAGTAAAATTGACCGTATTAGGATTAATATATTTATCTGGATTTGGTATATTATATGTTGACATGATTATTCACATTATATCATTTTATGGGTTTCAATGATAATTGTGTATTCAGCCCCCCATCCCAAAATTGTCTTACTCCAACAACTAAATATTTTAAAGAATCTGCTGAATTGCCATTAGCATCAAATCCTAAATTTTTTAATGAATACCATAGTCCAACGACATCTCCAACTTGTAATAATGGATTACCAAATATTTCGAGCTGTAAGGTAGAATTAAATTGTGGAAGAATTGCAGAAATCTTTTTGGTTAATTGTTTTGCATCTTTTTCACTTTGAATCCATCTAGTATTCATAACAATACTATTATTAATATGGTTGAAATCAATAACTCTTTCATACTTTTTATCAGATGTAAAAAATAATCTTTGGCTTCTTATTTGATATGGACTTACTGAAATTGAGTTTCCTTCTTCTCCCGGAACACTATCTCCATTAGCTTTTAAAAAAATAACCGTTCTAAATCTATTTAGTGGGCTTGTATTATTAACAAGCATTTGACTAAACATAAAGGGATAAGATTCAATTATAGATGTTGCCAAAGCTTTACTTCCTACACTTAAAACAGGATCTTGAGTTAAAGATGATTTTGTCCAGCCCATCGAATATCCATTAAAATCTGATTGAATTATTTCATTCAGGGCTGGTGCAGATTGAAATTTTTCATTTTTGTATGCTTTCATGCCGATCAATTTAGGATAATCTTGCCACAAATAATAGGCTGGCTCATTATTAACACCTTTCATAATATTTGATAAAAATGTTTCAGTTTGAATATGATATTTTGGATTATTTTTTAAATCAAAAATTCCAGATTCTTTAGGTTTTAAAATCTTGGGCCAGTCTGCTGCATAAAATTCTTTAAATCTTATAGATTGTGATTTTTTATCTAAGCTTGTGCCGTAAGCGTTTTGCGTAGAAAAGAAAAATGCTGGCTTGTAAGATCCATTATATACTGAATATAAGCTTTTATCAACTTTTACTTTTATTACACTACTACTATCATCTGTTCTAATTATTATTTCATTGTCATTTAGCCATATTGAAAATCTATGTTCATTTTTATCAAATAATTTTTTTTGCAATGAAATAAATGGCAATGAATTGTTTAATGAAATAAGTTTAACCTTTCCATTAATTTTTGTTTTAATATAAAATTTTGAACTTTGTTCTTTATTGTCAGAACCAATATTTTTTTCAATTAAAAATAATAAATAATCACTATTTGAATTGTCTGGATCATAATAATATGCAATTCCTACCGCGCCAGATTTAGAATTTGTATCCAACGCTTGAAATGTAAAAGAAAAATGATTATGAATTCCCGTGTTGCCGGAATTAGTTAATTTTGCACTCAAATTTGGAACAATAAAACTTGTACCATCGGATAGGGTTATTTCACAAGCACCCTTTTTAAAAGTTGCATTAGGATATTTTGTAAAATATGTAGATGCATTATTATCTTTAATTATTGGATGATCCAATACTGCAGTTCCATAGCATCCACGAATTACTGATGGGAAATAACCAGTTGGAGAATATTTTACATTAGAACCCAACTTGCCAAATTGACCCACAACTTCTTGTACTGCATTATTGATATCAGAATCATATCTAATTATTTTTTGGAAATTATATCCGGGACTTCCTGATACTACAAATGAATATTTATGCCCATCTAATTTTACTGCTTCACAACCAACAAAGAAGTCTCCCGTTTGCGTTCCCGGATTATTTCTTGGTTTTTCAAGATATGTATTATTAATTTGAAGATCAAGATCTGAACTTGAAAAACTTGCGCTTAAAAGAGTATGACCTAATGCTAAATTAGATTCTTCAGAAAACACACCAGAGATGTTTTTTAATTGTTCTGAAAAAGAACTTTGATTTGGCAAAACAGCGGGACTTGTAAAAGAATTTGGAAGTCTATAATTTATAATAATTTTTCCAATTGTTGTACCTAATGTTTCTTGATATGAATTATCTATAAGGTTTGGCAAGTAAGGAAAGTTTGAAGATTTTATATCTGAAATATCAAAATTTGTTGTTAAACTATCATTTATTTTTTTATCAATAATTGAATCTATATCAATAAATCTCATAAATCCTGTTTCATCTAAATAGCATCCTATTTGATTTGATATAAATAATTCCTGTAAACATTGAGCAACTGTTTTTGATTCTTCTGTCCAGAAGTACCCTGATTGTGTTTTATTTTTACATACTTTATTTAATTCAGCTCTACTATAATCACTAAATCCAGAAATTGCAAAAAGATGATTAATAACGGTATCAAGACTTTCGGATGAAGCCACATATTGAGCAGATTCATTAGATTGTAAATATGGTTTCATGGCATCAAAAATAGTAACAGTAAGATTATTAATGTCTTCCGCTGACCAATTTTCTGCATACATAACAAAAGATGGAATAATTTTTGTAAAATCTGCTCTATCAACTGTTGATCTAAAATATCCCGTAAATTTTACATTTTGAGTCAATAGATCATATAAAAATGTTTGTGAATTTCTATTTTCAAAAATAGAAAATGGTTTATTGTTATAGTACACTGGAAAATTATTTATAACAATTTCACCAGAATTTGATGTGATAAATCCTAATGGGAAATCATTTCCTGAATCTTCATTCGACATTTCTTTTGAAATATTATATGATTCAACATAATCTGTAATGTCTATTTCAAGTCTTGGTGATATTTCTACTAGGTGTAATCTATTATCTTCGGTTTCGCCCATTAATGATTTAGTATCATATTTAAATGCTAGGCCAGTCATTTGAGTAAGAATTTGTGCAGAATCTATTTGCCCATTATTTCCTATTGTTGGGGGTAGCCAGCCGCCGTTGGCTGTAGAATTTACAGATGCTGCATATTGAATGCATGCACTAAATGCGCTTCCAGATGTGTTGTACCAAGTGTTGTCTTTATAATAAAATACTGATATGCCATTTGAATCAAAATTTAAAGCGTTTGTGTATAAATATGAAGATGCTGTTCCATCTGATTTATTAAAATAAATTGTAAAAGAAGATGTATTTAATGCAGTTGAATATTGAGAAAATACATTATTTGTCTTAATGTATATTTTATTTACTGATAGGTATTGATCGTAATAAGCAGAAATTCCTTTGTCGTCGCCGGAAATATCAGAAATATAATATTTATACTTGCTTTCTCTATCAGGAATAATTTGAAACATTCCGCTTTGATCTGTTGCCTGTTCATAAATATTAGAAACATTCATAAAAGAATATGATAATTTTCTTCTACTATAAGCAGTATCTACACTAGAAACATCTCTGTAATAATTAAAATTATCACTATTGTCAAAATTGTTTATGAATGGGTTTAAAAGTGCTTCTCCGGGCCTTTTACCCGAAAATATTGATTCTAATGGAAAATATTTTCTATTATAATAATCTGATTCAGAAATTTCATATATCCACATTGGACTTACTTGAACTGTTGGTTCTAAGAAGAAAGAGTTTATCATAAAATCAAAATTAATTTTTTTGAAATCTTGCTGAGAGTAAATGTATATTTCTATTTTTTGCCAGTCTATTCCATCTAATCTAATTGTTTTTTCTCCTTCAATCAGTCCGCCATTATTTATATCAGATGAATATGTATCATATCTAAATGGAATTAAATTATCCAATTCTTCTTTTAAAGAAATGCGTGGAGTAAAATTAATAATATTTTGTTCAATTACATTAACATTGGCAAAAGGATCAATGGTAGTTGCTTTATCGGAATAAGTAGTAGTTGAATTTTGAACTGTTCCAAGATAGGCGAATGTATCATATTTTTTAGAAGTATTGACTGCTTTTCTATATATATTGTATCCTATTGCTCCTTCAACTCCGGTCCAAGTTACTTGTACTGGATTTGTAGCTGAAATAGCATTTATATTTTTTAATTCATATTGATTAGCATTTAAAATATTTGCAAGTTGTCCATATCTTCCTACTGCTTGAACGGCATACACAGCAGAACTTGTACCTGCTGAACCGGCGTATGTAGCGGTTGTAGTTGTTACATTTCCTAAGTTTCCACTTACAATTGGCAATTTGCCTTTGGCGTAAAAAACTATTTTATAATATCCGGCTGGCTTTATAGTTGAAAATGAATGAGTATAAGAAGCTATATCTGAATAATTTCCATTAATTTGAAAATTAGTTACTGTGTTCGATCCATTTGACCTTGCATTCCAATTATAGTCTGATGTTGGTATTGCCCTTGCTTGATTTCTTGAAATTTTAGAAGATACTCCATTGGATATTGATGAGTTAGTGGCTGACCATCCACTATCTGGCCCAATATATTCTGGTTTATTATATGTTGATGCAACAACAAATGGTTGAATAATGGTGTTATAGTTCCACTCCATCCATACATTTGATTTTATTTCAATTGCATTTTGATTGTAAAAAAAATTCTTATCTGTTGATGTACCTATCATATTTCAGTTATCCTTATTCCCATATCAACATAATCGGTATATTTAAAACGCTTTTGAACATTATATGAAAAATCTGTCATATATCCAAAGAATATTTCTGGTTGTTTAGGAAGTAAAGGTTTTCCAATATTGCTTGAAACTGTCGGATAGGAAAAGTAAGATGCACTATTCATTAAACTTGTATAGACAGAAGCGGTGGGAATAAAACCATTTGTATAGTTACCAGTAGAAGATGCTGTTGAATGTGTTATTTTAATCCAGATGGGAATGAATACATTATTTTCATAGAATTCTTTTAGCCAAGCCCCGCCCGCTCTTCCATCTACTGTAAGATTAGAAATAACATTTCCCAATCCTGATGAACCTGTAATTATTTGTGTTTGAACAGATGCTACCGATGGAACCATGTCCCAATTTACAGAAACATTTCTTTTTTGTGCAATGACATATTTTCTCATATAACCATTTGCCATTCTTTTTTCTCTTTGAATTGGCTCAAAACTAATGTTTATTGATTGTCTATTGTGATCTGTCAAATCATACCATCCCGCCGCTGAAGCAGCGGGGGGATTAGAAATACTATTACTTGGAAATACTCCAATACTAATTCCTGAACCAATAGGCCATGCCATTATACAGTCACCGTTCTAGATGTAGACATCATTTGTTTCTTAATTTCTATTTTACCAAATTCTTTTTTAATTGCAGATGCTATTTCATCTGCAGAAGACATTGTAGATGCATTTACAGTTATATTAATATTATATGAACCACCATCAACTAAGCCGCCTTCAGCAAATTTTGCAACAGATGTATTCATGGATGGAACATAAAACTTAGATGGCACTAGCCCACCCATTGCAAATCCATATTTTCCTTCATTAATAGAATTCATAAAATCTGCACCATATTTAGCTACAGATGATGCACGAACTACATACTCACCATTTGAAAGCATGGCTGGAATTGAATCTGATGTTGTGCTTCCGGGTCCTGTTATATGTCCACCATCGGCAAATTTCACAGTTCCTTTCGGATAATTATTTGGATCTATTTTTTTTCTAGGATATGATGTGCCAAAGAATCTTTTTACTGCTAAGAAATTTGCAATAGTTCCATCATCAAAAACTAATGGAGAGTTATTCCATTGTTGCTCTCCAATCCAAGCGCCTACATCTTCCATATGACCATCGGTGCCTGCTTCAATTAGAGAAGCTAAGGAATGTCTGTTCATGGATGAATTAAAAACTTTAGAAATTATTGCTGAATGATGAAATTCATAATCTTTAAATCTTCTAGATTTATCTTTAAATCTTTTCCAGCCCTTTTCTTTCTTGGCATTTGGATCTAACCATGTAGAAATATAATTACCAGATTTATCTTTTCTTTTACTGTATGGATCTGACATTATATATGGCTTCCAAGTTTTTGCATGAAAAAACGAATTTGAATCAAACTCATCTTTTATATTTTTTAATGAATCTAGATTCACTCCCATAGGCAATTCATATGGGTCAACTTCGTAACCCTTTTTTAATCTTGATTTCAAGTTTTCAATTCTTCTTGAATAATATTCTGTCCAGTGTTTTTTTGAAACCTCAGATTTATTGCTACGATTTATTTTGTTCATCATTTTTAAATAATCATTGATACTTTCATTTATTTCTTTTTCATCAACTTTTTTAAAAGCGGGAAAAGCTATTAAAATTAAATCTCCAGATTTTAAATTTTTAGCATTTAAAATATCAAGGCTGCCATTTTTTAATCTTGCTTGTTGATTTGCATTTCCAGAAATATCATAACCAAAAAGTGAATAAAGAAACGATGTGAAGGGAGAACAACCGAGTCCTGTGCTTAGCCCCATTTTAGATTCTGAATATGGAATTTTTTTATAAATTTGATATGCTTTATTTAAATAACTAGAATCATTAGTCATAGGATTAGCAGGTCTTGGATAATTTCTGCCGCTGAATTTAGAAGGTGGATTTTTTAATATTTTATCTAATGGAGAAGTGTCTTCTTTTACAATACCGCCTTCTGCATATTTACCTGCATTAACTGAATCAAGAAATTCCGTTCCATATTTGTTAACAGAATCTGCTTTTACTACATATTCTCCATTGGATAATCTGACAGGAATTGAATCTGATGTTGGACCTCCGGGACCGGAAATGTATCCTCCGTCTGCTTTATTTTGCCAAGGGGTTAAAGTATTTTTTATTTTAGAAATTATTGTATTTGATAAAGGTTTGGCTCCTTGAGCAATATATAAGCGATTATTGGCTGTTGAATATTGTGCAGGATACCATACGCCACCCTTTTGAGCAACATATTGTTGTTGATAAGATTCATCAATATACATGTAATATTGTATTTTTTTGCTTTCTGCTGTTCCCGACAAAGCTGTTGCTGTTGGAGCAGTTCGACCACCAATTACTGCTGAAATTGCTTTTGTATTAACTCCGCTAGTTGAAATTCCTAAACTTCTAAGATAAGCATCTATTGAAGGAAATTCTCCCAGCTTTTGTAATGGATTTTGTTTTTGCCAATTTCGGAAGGCCTCCGGTGTAAATGCGTCTATAGAAGCAGCCTGTTGAATATTTTGAAGATTTATAATTGCTTCTTCAACTTTTTTATTACCTGTTCCGACACCTTTTGCAATTTTTTCATCTATTGCTTGAATTTGTGTATTTAAATTATCAATAGATGTTGTAAGAGTTTCATTTTTATTTGTTAATTTTTCAATAACAGCTTGATTTTTGGCATCTGCTGCATCTTTTGCTCTTTCTCTGTCTATTTTTGAAAGTCCGGAAATTCTTGCTTGTTCAGCCATTGCAATATCAATTAAATTTCCACCGGCTTTTGCTTTTGACACATCAGCATTTAATTGATTTATTTCTTGTTGTTGTTCAATTGATTTGTTAAGAGCTTCATATTCTTTATTTCTTGCTTCCATCATTTTTTGTTCTTGAGAGATTTTTTTATTATTTACTTTTATTTCATTTTCATGTGTTTTAATAAGTTTTTCTTTTGCTGATTTTTGATCTTCTAAATTTGTAACACCAGAAAGTTTATTAATTTGTTTTTGTATGTCAGAATTAATATTTGTAATATCAGTTTGTCTTTGAGCAAAAATTTTCATTGCATCTGTAGCATATTTATCACTTTGCATAAATTTTACAAATTGACTTTCATTTAAGAAACCAGCCTGCATCTGTTCAATACCAGAACCAAGTCTATATACATTTTTGCCAGATATGGAACCTTCATTTGTCATAAGCCTAGTATATGTTTCTGGAGCAACCACATCTTTTAAAGATTTTATCAATTGTGGAACAAAATCTCGTCTTTGTGTAACTCCTCCGGCTTTAAATAATGTTTGCAATTGATCTGTTGATGAATTTGGATTTTGTAATGATGATGCTACAAATGATCCAAGATTTTCTTTATTTGCTTTGAGTAATATTTGCACTGGACTCATTTTATTAAGGCTAGAAGCATTAAAAGCAGTTCCTGTAACTTGAGCAAATGCTAAAACATGAGTAGTTGCATCTTGCATTGTTTGACCAAGCATGATTTCTGTTTGATATCTATCATTTAATATTTTATTTAATTTTTCTGGGTCATCTCCTGCATTTTTAATTGTTTTAAGAAATCTTTTCATGCTGTCGCTGGATTCTGCTTGTTGCAAAATAGATTGTGCATATATGTCAATTGATGTTTTTGCTTTATCTGTATCTTTTCCTGCATAACTTATAACTTTACTTAAATCTTTTAATTTAATTCCTAGGGCAGCGGCTTCATCTTTTGGAATTGTAAAAGATTCTTTAAACGCGGCATCGGCATCTAATGCTCTTTCTTTTACATCTTTAAGATGTTTAGAAAGAAAAGTAAATCCTACGGATAATGCTGCTACCCCTGCAAGGACAGCTCCAATTCCCGGTATACCCATTCCCGGAGCTAGCATTGGAAGAATTCCTCCCACCATTCCCGCTGACATTAATCCCGATCTTGCAGCTTCAGAACCTGCTCCCTGTCCATGAATTGCTCCTGCAGCCATCATAGAGCCCATTGAAATTCCCATTCCAAGCCCCATCCCCCTCATAGATCTGCTTTGCATTTCTTCGGGAGACAAATTTGGTTTAAAGAATTTTGAAATTCTGCCCCTATTCATATTTCTTGTTTGTAATCTATATTCTTTTTCGCTTGCACCAACTCCAGAAGTAGAGTAAGATGAAGGTTGTGATCCAGTTATTCCTCTAATATGTTGTTGAGCTGACTGATGAGCCTGTGCAGAAGCTTCTTCGGATGTTAAGCCTTGCCTCATATATTGTGATTTATAATTTTGATAAACAGACTTATATTGATCTTTTGTAAAAGTATTACTTCCTGATCCAGTTCCAATTGGAACTTGTGTAGGTCTATTAAAAATGGAAAGCTGATTAAAATTGTTTTGTGCAGAAATAGCCATTTTTTTAAATTGTGTTGAGGTTGTAGCTAATGATTCTTTAATTGGATTTAATCCATTTAATAGTCCAGCTTTCAAACTTGTGGCAAAATTTCCCAATGTGTCTTGAACACTTGATCTAAATCCAATAATTTTTTCTGCAAGAATTGGATCTTTTCCGCCTAAATATGTATTCATTCTTTGTTCGGGGGTACCTTTTGCAAATCTAGCAATTCCTCCATTTGCAAATTTACCAGCATTGAGAGCATCCATAAAACCTGTTCCATATTTAGCAACAGAGTCTGCTTTAACTACATATTCTCCATTTGAAAGAAGAGCTGGAATTTTATCGTCTGTGGGACCACCGGCTCCATAAATTTTTCCACCGGATGCTAATGGAGGAATTATAAATCTTAATCTTCTACCTCCCATATTTTTCCAATATCTGGCAACTTCTTCTTCTGATCCAAATTCTGCAAGCCATTTTCTATAAGGAGTATCATTTCCAAGAATATCTGTGTAGTATCTAGGTCTTACTCCTTCTGCTATTTGTGCTTCTATTCTTTTTCTTGTTTGCTCATGCTCAAGACTTCTTTTTGCATTTAACATTAAAGATTGATCAAGTCTTGCTTGTTCTTGAGGGGTTGTCATTCTATATGGATCAAAAAATTCTGCTTGTCTAGCCCATTGTTTTGGTCTATATGTTAAAAATGCTTCTTCAAGTCTGGCTACCCATTTTGCAAATTCTCCGGGAGTTTGTAGAATCTTGCTCATTCTTTCTTTATACATTGGACTTTGTAAAGCTTTTTTCAAATTAGCTTCAATAAATGGAGTTACTTTTACACCATCAATTTCTGGATAGGGAATAAATGAACCTTCCATTCCACCGGCATTAAATCCTCTTACTAATCCGCCATTTGCTGCAACTGCACGAATTCCTCTAAATCCAACAAATTTTTTAGGAGTATTTTCAAAAATTGACATAAATCTTGAAAATCCTGATTGAGTAGATGCAAGATTTCTAGATCTGCTCATTGTAGAAATTCCTGTCAAAAGTGACATTTTTGCATTAAATTTTGCTTCCCCACCTTCAATTAATGAACTCAACCACGCTTTTGATTCAGAAATTCTTCCGGATGTGGTACCTCCTCTAGTGCTAAAACTATGCCATTGTCCTTTAATATCTTTGCTTCTTTCAACAATTCCGTCTAATCTTCCACTATTTAAAAATTTTAATAATTCTTTGGCATCTTGATATGAAACAATGTCTCCATTTGTCTTCATCATTCTTATTACATTGTTGTATCCTGTAAATGCACCTTGAAATTTTTTATTTTTATATACACGATATAATTGACCAAGTAGTTGGTTGTGTGTTGATGGAGAAATGTAATGCCACCCTGATGCCCATTTTCCAGCTCCGCTTATTCCACTTAATATTCCTTGTCCAACTTTATGACTTCTTTCAAAACCTGAATTGAAAGCTCCTTCAGCTATCATTTTTTCAAGCCATTTTAGACCCATAGAGTCTAGCATTCCGGCCTCTAATTGTGAAGAATTAAACTTAATATTATTAATTGTTTTTGATATTAAAGATCCATCTTCATAGCCTTTTACAAGGCCTCCGGTAGCATATTTTCCAGCATTAATGGCATCCATGAATCCTGTTCCATATTTTGCTACTGATGATGCTTTAATTACATATTCGCCATCTGAAAGCATTGCCGGAATAACATCGTCTTTTGGTCCTCCCGGACCTGTAATTTTTCCTCCAGTATTGAGCATGAACGGACCACGAGAAATTGTTCCGGCATTTGCCATTCTTCCTAGGCGGGTTGGCATTGGCATTCCAATAGCGCCTCTTGCCGTTGTTGCTGCTATTTCAATTGATGCTGCTCTTATTCTTGCAACTAATTGTTCAAATGCAGCAATAATTACATTTGCTGATTCTTGTGCAGATGAAACAAGATTGGGAATTCTAGCAAGAGCATTTTTTCTTGCTGCTTCAAGAATTGTTGTTTTTGCCTCTTCAAGTGGAACTTTAATTGAAACCATAATTGAATTAAGAATATCATTGTCAAGAGTTTCAAAAATTATTTTATATTGACTTCTTAATAATTCACCAAATCTTGTAGAAATTCCTCTAACCTGTTCTGCAATTGGAGCGGTGGCAAATTTAGAATGAGAAAGAACTTCTTTTTCTGCTTTTTCATAAAGTGATAAAACATTGGCTCCAACAGATTGCATAATTCTTTGATATTCTGGTCCAAGTGCGGATTTAAGATATGCTGTTACTTGTGCGCTATCTGCTCCATGAGTTCCAGCAATTGTTTTTAATTCTGCTCTTTGACTGGTTGATAAAGCTTGCATTGCAAGAAGGCTTCCCATTCTTCCTGTTTCATGAGAAGCAATTGTTTCAAGAGAAAATGCTTTTTGTGCTGCTGTTATATTAGCGGCATTTAATGGAATATTCATAGCTGCCATAACTGCTTGAAGATTTTGTGGTGTCATCATTCTTGGAGATAATGTTGGAGTTTGTTTTGAACCATATATTTGATTTAATGCTTGTATGTCTGATCCTTGTCTTGCCATAATTGCAGGAAAAATTGCTGCTGAGCCCAAGGCGTTTCTTTCTTGCCAATTTCCGCCTTGACCTAAAACATCTGTACCTCTTGCTGTATCCATATATGGACTATAATGCATCATTTCAACAAATCTTCCTTCAGATTCAAAACCTTGTCTTGATCTCATAGCTGAAGAAATTGGTGTTACTAATGGAGATGAATATCTTCCTGTTGCGCCAATAATTTGACCGGATGTTGTTGGTGCAGATGTTGGGAAAAATGGAACATTGCCTGCAACTCTAACTCCTGATTGTGTTGCAATTAATCTTTCTACTTCAGTTCTATACATTGCTATTGCTTTAGTCAAAGAAGCAATAGCTTGTTCTTCTCTCACAACTAATCCATGAACTTCGCCTGATAAAGCCTTTGATGCTAATTGGGCTTTATCAATTTGAATAAAATAGTTATTTAATCCTTTAAGTCCTGCCATAATACCAGCAATTGGTCCTTGCCCAATCGCGCTCATAAATCCTTGTTTAAACATTCTAATGTTATTTACTGATTTTAAAATTTGTCCTGCCAAGTTAGCAAACAAACCGATGACCATTGTAATTGGACCAACGATGGCTGCGCCACCCAATATTGACAAAATAATATTTTTCATTGGTCCAAGTTTATTAAAAAATTTAATAACTGAATCTACTTTGTCAATAATAAATGTAAAGACTTTAAGAAATTGTTCGCCGATTGGAATTAATTCTGTTTTAATAGATTCAATAGCAATCTTAAATTTACCTGATGCTGATTGTTGAATTTTCTTTGTCTGTTCATCAGCAATTTTGGCAAGATCTCTTGCAGAAAGACCCATCATTTGAATTACTTTGGCAGATTGTGTTCCAACTTTTCCAAAATTATCCATAAGAGCAACCATACGAGCAAACTGGAACTTTCCAAACAATTCAGCAATTGCTTGTTGTCTTTGTGTTGATGATAAATTATCTAGTTGACTTTGAAGAGAAACTATTGTTCCTGTTAAATTCCCGGCATTTTTTGCAACAATTTCTTTAATATCTATGCCGAAAGATTTTAGTCTTTTCTGAGCGGCTTCAGTGGGATTAATAATTCTAGCAAGAGAGTTTTTAATTGCGTTTGCAGCTTCGCCTGCGGGAACACCACCTTCTTTCATTGCTGTCAGCAATGCAACCATATCTTTATATGTTCCACCCAGACCTTTAACAACTGGACCAACTCTTGGAACGGCTTCAATTAGATCTTGCATGTTTGTTGATGTTGCTGCTTGAGCAGCATTGAAAAAGTTTACAGATTCAGTTAATTCTTCAGTATTTAATCTGTATGCGGTTTGTAAAGCAATAGTTGCCTTGACTGCTTCTTGTTTATCTGTTTCTCCGAGGACCACAATTCTTGATGCTTGTCGTGTTGCTTCAACAAGAGTTTTTCCTGAAAGACCTGCTGCTGCTAATTCTGCTGCTGTATCTGTTACTTCTTTTGCTGAAATTCCCAGCGTTTTAGATAATTCTTTTGAAACATCCATAATTTGTTTTTTAATGTTTCTTATTGTTTCTTCTGTTGGTTTTGCTAATCCTGCACCATAAACTCTAGATAATCTGGTAAGATTCTTATCAACATCATAAAACATTTTTGAAATAAGTCCGGCAGCAATTGTTAATGGCATAGTAAAACCAGCAGTCAGCTGACGACCAGCCCATTGAGTATTTTTACCAAAATTAATTAAAGAAGTTGCACCATCTCTGAGAGCAGTATTCAATGCTTGTTGATAAATTTTTGTTTGAAGTGTTGCATTCTTCATTCCATTCATAGCAGTAATAACATGTGCCATTCCCTGCCTTGTTGCAGATGGAACAACCATTGATTGTGCAACTCTTGATTGTGCTTCAGCAATTGCATTTAATTCTGGAATTATTGATTTTTGCTTGCCCCACATGGACATATATTGACCAAGCGTAAATTTACTTTGTACCAAGCTTTTGGTAAGTCTATCTGTAGCAGATGAAAGCTTGACGGTTTCTGTTTGAAAACCTTTAACACCGGAAATGTTTCTGAGCATTTGTTCTTCTGCGGCTTTTAATCCTGCAGTCATGCCTTTTGTAATGCCACTTGTAACTGTACTTTGTGACAAAGAAGCCATAGATGCTCTAATCTTTGCCAATTCGCTATAAACTGGTGCAAAGTTAGCATTAGCTATGAGCTTAAAGTCAATAATTGTACTCATCTAATAAGTGTTAGCCTCCATCAACAATGTGTCCTAGACCCATTCCAATTCCGAACCCTTCTTTATCTGCTTGCCAGCCCTTGAGTGATGTAATATCATCTTCATCCTTTTCAGCATTATCCTCTAGATTTATTCCTTTTAATGCTGCTGCAAAATGTTGCTGTCTTTTTTCTTTTTCATTGATTGCATTTAGCGTAACAATCAATTCTTCTACAGACAAATTAGTTTCTAAATCTTCATAATTTTTCCAGTGTCCTAATAGGAAAATTTCGGATTCTAAAGCGACTAAATCTAGATCATCCCATCTAGACCCGCCGCTAGGAGATTTGGGTCAGTAGTTTTCATTCCTCCAGCAATTTCAAGGATTTTCATTAAGGTTGGAATCTCAATGACTTCCTCAAACTTATCTCTATCTTCAGCAAGCTCTGGTTTAAATTGACTCAAACAAAGCATTCCAGCTTCAATAAAAACTTCCATAGCATCTTCTTCTGTTTTAATTTTATCAGAATCTAGTTTTTTTATAATTTCCATAAATTTTCTTAAATTTTTAATGGATAAAGGTTTAATTATAATTTCTTCACCATTTGACAGCTTGATTTCTAAAACATCATAAACTGTATTTGCCATTTTTCCTCCTATAGTGGTTTCATTAAATTATATCAAAGTTTGTAATAAAAACATAAAAACCCCCATTGCTGGGGGTTCTTATGCTAATTATTTAAAATTAGAATACTGAGTAGATACGATCAATAACAACACCGTATTCTGCAGCGTCATATACATCATTGTCGTCTGGTAGACAACGGAATGTAACGGGGAATGTAACACCTGTATCACGCTTTAGAGAGTGTGTAGATGCATCCATCTGTACAACTCTACGAGCAATGTAAACACGCTCACGCATTGAGCCATATGTTCCTGCCTCATTGTTTCCATAGACAGTTGAACCTGATGAAGCAGATCCAACATTGGCAAGAGCAGCTGCCGAAAGCAAAGAAAATGCTGCAGAGCCTGTTGCTGATTGTGTAGATGTTTGTGTAAATGTTGACGCACCAGTTCTTAAGTTTGAACCAAATTGTTCTGGAGCCTGACCAACAGCAATAATTGAACGCTCTACTGGCTGATCTCCAAGAGATCCGGCTGCAAGTCCAAGCTGTGCGTATCCGCTTGTAGCTGAAGTAGTTGCACCTGTAAGTGTCTGAAGAACAGAGGCTGCTGTGATGCTTCCTGTTGAAGCTGAGAACTCTAGTGATGGATCTGGCTGACCAAAAGCAAGAGCCATATTTTCTAGTGTTCCTTCTGCAAGCTCTGTTCTTAAAGTAATTCTAATTGATTGCTTGAATAGTCTAGCGGCATCAAGTAGTTGATCAACCATTACATCGCCATAACCGGGCTCATATGAAACTTCAAGTCCATTGTTTGTATAACCGACATCTCTCCACTGAGAAGCACCTGTTGTACCCATAAGCCAGCCTCTTGCTGATTGAGAGTCTGACCAGTTTACTGCTGGGGCTGTACCGTAATACTGTGCCTTGTAGTAAGTTGCTGGTCTTAATTCATTTGAACCTCTACTAACAAAAACCTGTGCGGCACCAACGATAACATTTCTAACATTAGCCATATTTTTTATTCACCACCTTCCTTTTTAGAATTGGCAAAATCACTTCCTCAAAATAAATAATAACATACTATTTAGCAAAACTAAAACATTCCAAAGTAGTTTGTTACTCTACTATACGAATAATTAATTTTAATTTCTGATCCAAGGAGTCCACCTTCGCTTTCAAATGGAAATGGTGAACTAATTGATTCAATTCTGATGAAATGAAATTTAAATCCATTTTGTTCTGTAAAAGAATAATTTATCCACAAGGCAGATTCATCATATCTTCTAAATATATCTAAAATAAAATTATTTACTTTATTTATAAAATCATAATTTGAAGAAACAACATAAAGAGTCATCATTTCTTCTGTTACCCACCAATTTTCTTCTGATGGTAAAACTTCAAAGTCATAATAAATATATGGTTTTCCGGGTAACAAATTATTAAATTCTGGAATTTGTTGAGATGGAATAATTGGAACTAAAGGTACATCAAATCCATCTGCTATGTAGTCGTTTTCATTAAAAAGACCACTGGTTTTGAATGCTTCCCACAAAAAATATCTAATATCTCTAGATGCTAATTTGTCATATTTATTTTCTGTCATAATGTTGTTAATCCTTCAGAATATTTTTGAGATATTTCTGCAATGGCCTTTCTTGCTTCCACTGGCCCACCACTATTTTTATTAAGTTCAACGCCTACTCTTTTTTCAATTTTTTTAAATAACATTGATTTTTCTATTACAACAGCACCATTTTTTTTATACCAAGCATTGAGATATTTTTTATAAGCATTAGTTGTTCCTTTTCCACCGGGATTTCTTACAATAACAGAATTTGGCTTTTTGATAAACACAAGTCTTCCACTTTTGCCGGGAAAAACTAAATATTTTTTAGGATTAATTGTTACAGGAGTTCCCGCTTCCATAATTTTTGCTTTATCTTTAAAAATATTTTTAGCAGTAACTGACTTTCCTGTAGCTCCGGGTTTAGAGAGTTGTTTTTTGATTGGAACAAAATCTTTAGATTTTAAAAATTTTGTAGATATTATTAAATTACCATTTTGAACTGAATTTCTATTAAGCAAAAATAATCTTTTTGTATTAATTCCTGAATTTTTCCATTCATACATATGAGAAAGATTTTTATTTGCTTTGGCATCTCTATTAATATTTCTAATAAATTGTTTTCCGGTAATAGTAAAAATTGCTTTTGATATTTCTGTTAAAGATCTGGGTAAAACAATTTCTTCTATTCCGGCAATTTTTCTTTTTACCTGAAGCTCCATGTTTTTAATTGCTGTTTCATCAACCCGAATAGATATCATTTTCTTGTACCACCGCTCTTCTTAACAAGGTTTCATAATAAGATATATTGCCAAACGGATCAGTTACGGCATGACTTTCTCTTACTTCAAAAATTGTATTATCTTGAGAAATTTTATCTAATTCTTGAAAAACATCTTTTCCATTATTTCCACGAATTGTTGAAATTCTCCATCTTCTAGAAATAGGTTCTATAGTTTTAAGTCTTACATATGTTTCGTCAAAAAATCCATCTACTGTTCTATCAATTTTTTTAAAAAATCTAAATTGATCAACTGCTTCTGCTCTGCAATCAACAGTTTTTTCATATAACCATTTTCTTGTAATTACTCCAGTTGCACTTTGTTCTGGTTTTTGTATATAAATATCTGCTTTCATATTCATGTGTGATGCTGCATATGATTTAAACATATTAAATCACCACAATGCCGACATTTCTATATGAATCCAGAATAGAGTCAACAATAACATTTCCTGTTCCATTAAATGCCCCGGATGCCAGAGTAAATTGAGTTTCACTTAATTTAATTGATTTCAAATATTTCACTCTCCATGCCGCGTCATTGGAAAGCAAATCATTTGCAAGAAGCATTGTGCAAAGTTTAATATCTTGAGGTACATATTCATAGCCGATATATCCAGTAAATGAATATCTTTCATTTTTTCTAAATTGACCATAATAAAGAATTGTAGGGTCAACCTGATTATCATATCTTACATCCCAGCCATTGTTTACAATTCTTACAGCTTTTCCTGTTGGAGTTAATTCTACATCCCAATTAGCAATATTATATTGTGGAGAAACTGTGTTATCAATAATTAAAACACCATTGCCATATACTTTATCTAGCGTTATCATTCTTTCTGTTAACTCAACAGCATCTGATCCTATTGCAAAAACCTCTTGAGAACCATATCTTTTACCAAAATTAATGCCTGTGTAATTATTAATTTGCATTCTAGCTATTTGTTCAGCATATGTAATTTGCTCTGGTGTTTTATAATTTGGATCTTGTGGCCTTGCCCCATAATTATTAAAATCTATAATTTCGCTTAAATTGGCATATGGGGTTACTACTGAATAATAACTGTATTGAGAATATGATGCTGAAGATACACTATATCTCCAATTTAATCTTAAAACAGTATCTGCTGCAGATGTATAGGTTGGGGATATATTAAATGTGTATAGCCCCAACCTTGAATCATTAATTGCAGAACCGGAAGTTAAAAGTGTGCTTCCGCTGTTCATGTCATATATATCAACTAAAACAGTAGAATCAGCATTTGTAAGGCTTCCATTTTTGTCATAAATGTATAGCTCTACATTTTGACTAGTACCTTTATGAATTTCTTGCAACTAAACTGCCTCCATTATGAATAAAATTGTTGGGCTTCAATTGGATTTGCTACCCTAAACCCCTGTTCTGTGCTAAATAAAACATTTGCATCTTCTTGAGTCATAGCAACAAATGGATGATCTTGAGTAAAAATATATCTTCCAACTTGATAGCTAAGATTTGCTCTATCCATTTTAACTAAAATTGTGTTCTGCATAAAACTATTAATTATTTGTGGTGCTGGTACAAACTGCATCTCTTCCTCCTGTTTTTCACTTGCATCTTTGCTTAATTTATCAAAATGTGCATAAACATCATATGTAACGCCTTCTTCAAATAATAAATCAATTAGTTTTTGTTTTGTAATTTTTGTGGGTGATTCTACTCCGAAATCATCGGCAATCCTTTTGAGATCAATAAGAGTCATATCATTAAAAGACATTTTTAATCCTTTCTTTGTATAAGATTATATCAGAAAATGAGTAAGGGGAGCATTTCTGCTCCCCTTGACCCAATACTAAAAATATTAGTATGTTGTAGCAGCAATATTGATTGCTGAGGCTGTTGGTGTTCCACCAATAGAAGCTGTTGCACCAGAGTATGATGCTGTTCCAAAGAATGTAACACTTGGTCCTGCTGAAGCACCGAAGTTTCCGATACCACCTGTTGATGGTGTTGCGAATGCTCCGACTGTACCACCTACTGCAATGTTTCTTACGATAACATGTGCGTCATAGTTTTCAAGCTGACATCCAACACGGATGAAAAGTGTATACTCAATTGTGTCCTTTTTTGGTTGGAACAAACGGTATACAACAACATCGCGCTTAATACCAATGATGAAGTTCTGTGGGAATGTCAAGTGAACATCACCTGATGGCAAACCGTTGTTAACTGAGGCAGAGCCTAGGTTAGATACGGTGTTGCTTAGTCCACGAATTAGTCTTGAGTTTTCATCAATTAGAGGAACATTGACAACTGGAATTCCGAATGCGAATGGTGTAACCGTTCCGGGACCTCCATCGTTGGCTGCAACATCACCACGAACAATGCTAGAAGCAATGTCAAATGGTGTAAAGCCTGTCTGTGACATGGCTGTTAGGTTGTATAGGTAATCCTGAACCAAGTTGGAACCTGTGAAGAATCTTAACTGGTTACGGCGTTGCTTGTACTTACGGGGTAGCTGCTTGATAGCTGCATTGAATACAGCCTTGTCAAGACCATAGCCACCTGCGTCAAGAACATGTGCGTTATCAATAGCAAGCTGGCGGAAACCTTTGAATGCACCCATTAGACCTGAAGATGTACCATCTCCGTTAATGAGAACATCCTCAACATCGTTACCGGCTTGTGTTGCCATGAGGCGAGCAATGTGATCCTCTAGATCTGGACCTTCAATGTTGTCCTCAAGTGATTCAGCGGAAAGCTCCCAGTCGAGGCGAAGCTTGCGAGTTGTAAGAGAAACCTTAGCAAATTTAGCATCTGAATTTGTAAAACCAGTTGTGTAGTTTGCTGGCTGATCTTCTGTAGCAACTGTCATAATTCTCTGATTTACATATGTACGGTCAATTTCTGTTGTGTTTGAGCGCATACGGATTGTACGAGCTGTTTTGGCAAGAATTGTTGCATCCCACATGTAGTCAAGGAATCTATTAGCCTGATCTGGGTAAAGTAGACCAACACCGCTATATGTTGCGGTATCTCCTGAAGGAACATTTGTAGCACCTGCGTTCTGTCCAAGGTTTGTTGTGTCAATAACCTTTTGTAGTAGTTCGTTACTCATATTTTTATTTCACCTTCTTTCTTTTTTGGATTTTTATAGGTCTGAAACACCGAGGAAGTGTCCTTGCCATATACTTTTTTGAATCTTTGTCTCTTGAGCCTGTTCAACTTCTCCAGACTTTCTGATTGCTGTATCATTCTCGTATTTTGCGAGTCTTTCAGCAACATTATCAAAAGACTTTTTCAAATCTGTTAATTCTGCTTCAAGAGAAGCACTTTTTTGTAGGAGGGAAGAGTAATCGTTAGATAAATTTTCAAGATTACCTTGCAGATCTTTATACGATTTCTCAATCTTCCCCTCAATATTGTCATTTGCTTCTTTAAGAGCTTCTGCGCTCTTTTTTAAAGCACTACCAAAGTAGGTCTTTAGATCGGATGCCATTTTTGTAAAATCAACATCTTCTGTAGCAATTTCTTCAATTGCTGTAGCAACTTCAGTAGCTTCTACTACTTCTTCAACAATTTCTTCAAATTCATCAATTGTTGTAGATTCTACTGTATCTTCTGGGTCAATAGCCATTTCTGTCCCTCCTTCACTTAAAAATGTTTTATTGATTGTAGACACACGCATTTTTGCAACTTTGAGTGTATCTGCTTTGTGTCCGACAGTAGTTTCTGTCGGCACAAATCCTTTATCTGTTTTCTTGTAAACCTTAATTAGTACGGCTGGGTTTCCTTCTTCAGCCTTGATTGTAAATGAGCTATTTGGAACTTTGATTGAGCCCTTTGAAACAATCTTTAAAACTTTTCCGTAAGCGGTTCCACCGCTTGAATTCCACTTTACAAATGATCCAACTTTGATTCCATTTTTTGTAACACCAATAGGATTTTGATCTGGATACATGTTAATTGTATCATCTGTGCTGATAGAACGAGATTCTGATTCTCCAGCAATATTATTTGGACCATGTTCTGATGTTGGAGCATCATCTTTTGTCATATAAGAAACTACTGCTTTTTGGATAATTTCAGATTTTTCAATATCATTCTTTTCAACCCATCCGATGTTTGACATTGATGTGTCGCAAACTAGACAATCTTTTGCTTCTCCTGCATAAGAAGATGCAATTTGATCTGTATTGCACCAAAAAATGTTTTCAATTTCTACTTCTGTAGCCATACCTTTGAACATAAAGGAATCCCCATTCTTTTGAATGGAGAATATGTTTGCCAGTGGGTTTGCTGGATTGTCTACAAGTGAAAGTTCCATTAATTCATATTCTTTAATAACTCTTCTTTTTTCTGTGACATCTTCTTCGCCGGGCTCCATAGATGCTTTAACGATATTGCCACCAATTGAAAATCCTGTTAATGTTCCGTCAAGAACTTTTTCCCAAGTATCTTGTGCGCCTTTTGAGATATAGGCTTCAACAAAAATACCTTTGTGATTCTTTTTTGTATTGGGATCATAAAAATCTTCTGTATTAAAGGAAACAACCTTGCCTACTGCAATAGGCTGATGCATTTCTCTTAAATTGCCGCGAAATTTGTCAAAAGCAACTTGAGAAGCGTCAGCCAAAACTAAATCGCCCTGTCTGTCTACATTGTCTAATGTAGCAAATCCAGACACTGTTCTTTTTTCCTTGTTTACCTTAGCAAATGGTAGAGCAAAATTAATTTTGTCACTACTATTCTGCCAATTTGCTTTTTGAATACTCATATTAAATAAATAATATCAACTTTCTTGATTAAGGCAAAATTAGTGTTATACTTTTCTGCCTTCTCCCTTTGCATTTCTTGCATCACCCTGCTTATCTGGGGCATTTGTAGTTCTTTTTTGATCTCTAGTTCTATTTCCTGTCATTTGTGTTCTTGCCTCTGCTGCCTGTTGTGGCTTTAATTCAATTGGCTCATCACCTTCAGGTCTTGGCGCAAGACCCTTGCGTGATCTAACATCGTTAGGAACAAAAACCTTATTTCTTAAGTAAACTTCATCAATTCTACTCTGTGTTTCTTCATCTGTAAGCGTAAGTTCATTAAACTTAAGTGTAAATGCATCAGTAATCTCTTTAATAAACTTATTAATTCTTTCTTCCAAGTACTGTTGATTTGGCTTACATACTTGCTCTTTGAATGTTTTGTCCGCATCTTTTGCTCCCGCCAAAGAAACTCCTTGTGGAATTCCGACCTTAGAGATTGGTACACGGTGGGAAATAAAAATACGGTCACGGTTTTCTACTGAGTAATTCTTGAATGAAGAATCTTGAACTCCAGCCTCTACGGGCTCCATCTTAAATTCTACGCGAGAATTTTCTCCATCGGATGGAAGCGGGATGTAAAGTGAGCGGTGATTTCTTCCTCTTAATCCTGTCTGGAAGAATTCAAGAAGTTTGCGCTCAGAATCTGCAGACAATCTTGCACCCTTTACTGTGATAATGTATCTTGGAACTGCTTTATTCTCAAAGTAATCCAAGTTGAAACGGGATGCAAATTCGTCACCTGCAACAGCATTCTTTGCTGAAAGAACATCTGGAATTCCATAGTATGTATTAGTAGGCGCATACTTTTTAAAGTGAATCACTTCATTTGGACGAGGATCTGTACCAATTTGATCTTCTGTTGTTGTATCCCCATAATTTCTAAAGAATGTGTAGCGGTTATATACAACCTGAACAAAGCCATCTCTGTGACGGCGAATACGCATTGTAATAGTTGGAATATGTCCAATATATCCAATTCTTCCAGATGAGGTTCTACCAATTTCCATGTAGGCATTTCCTGTGGTTTCAAGGTCTGTATAAATCTTCTTCATAGTCTCCAAGAAGGTGTCGTCTGAATTCATAGACTCTAGATAGTCTTGTAAATCTCTTTTACCGCGAGAAATTTTTCTTCTTAATTTGTCAAGTTTTTCATCTTCACCCATTACATCTTCAACTTTATCAAGAACTTTTTGTGTTTCTTCAAACCTATATCCAAGCCCAATGACATTTGCAACCTTTGCATTGACTGCTGCGTGGTGGAATGGTGAAAGATCAAAAAGTTGGGCAAGATAAAGCATGTTGTATGGTGGCTGAACAATCTGGAAAAGAGAATATCCTGTTAAATCAAGAGGGTCAAGCTTCTTAGATTTTGCATCATCTACGCCAGTAAATGATTTTTGCATCCTAGAAACTCTTCTTTTAAAATTGGCACTTAGTCCATCTAGCTTTTGCAGATCATCCCAGCTTTTGGAAAATGGATCTTCAAAGGTAGTTTCTGACTGATATCCATAAATATCTGTATTTGACTTAATTTTAATTACATCAAAATCATCTGAGTCGTCAGCTATTGTTAAATTAGACAATCTTCATCTTCCTTTTTTGTTCTAAATCTTCCTTTAATGCTGGAAGATCATATTCATCGGGAATTAAACCCCATTCAAGTCTTTGTTTTTGATCTTCATATTCTTCATCGGTTATTTGTCTATGGCCCGAAAACCATACAGCTACTCCGTCACCCAATCCGTAATGTGTTGCTACTTCTTTTAGTCTTTTAATTTTAGAAACACTGCCTTTTGTGGCGGGAATACAAAGATAGTTGCCATCTTCATCTTTTACAACTTTACCGTCTGAAGTATGCCAAATGTAAAGTCCGTAATTTACTTCTTCTAATGGTGTAATTTTCATTTTAGACATAAATAAATTTTACCATTTTATTGTTCTAAACTGAAAAATATTGACATACACTAACCAATTTTATATGCAGAAGCGCTATCATAGTAACTAGAATTGCGTAAAAACAAAGTATTATCTTGAGTTGAAGCAGTTTGAATAAAATTAGATGTAAATAAAGTATATCTATTTTGAATGTCTGTTGGCGTTGGTTGAGTGTTCCATAGTGATAAATATCCATATGTAGCATTAGCATTATATGAACCACTATTCGCTACTCCTCCATTTATATTTATGTTTCCAGAAACGGGAGATATTGATGAAATTGCAACATGATAATATTCATTTTGCAATAAACTATATGATCCTCTTGACACAGATGCACCATTAATATAAATAAATATTGGTCCTGCACTTGCCCATTGTAATACCGGATTTGAGGCGGTGTAGTATAAGGAATAACTTGATGTATTTAATAAATAAACTGGAGAACTACTTCTATTTGTTTGTAAATCATCAATTCTTAGCCAAAAATCTAAACCGTAGGCATCTGTTGATGCAGAATATGCCGTTGCATATCCCGGAACTATTTCTGATGAATTTGTTTTAAAAGTAACTCCAAAATTTTCTGGTCTAAATACAATTTTATTATTTACATTTCTATAGGATTGAGTGCTATAAGATGATGCAGAATTAAAAAATAATTGATAATTTTTAAAATCTGAAACAAATGAATCATTATCATAAATTCCAAATTCAAAATTATTTAATCTTAAAGGATAAAAATCATTATATTTTTGATTAAATTCAAATTTAACTAATACATTTTCTTGAAATACTGTGTTGTCATGATTTTTTAAATATGAATTCCAAGATGCGTTGATCCAAGAATCTCCATCATCATAAGATATTTTGGCAGTAATGTTGTCTGGTGATGTCCAATTTATGTACGACCCGCCAATTTTTTTATTAATCGTAGCCACTGGATATTCATAAATGACATAAGCATATTGATTTAATGTAAGACTACTTGTGAGTGGTCCAAATAACATTTTATTTGAATTAAAAGCAGAAGACGCAGTAGCATAATTTTTTGCTTCGTAATCAAAAATACTTAAATTTGAATAAAAAGTTGTATTGTTTGGCATATTTGATGCTGAATTACTTTTTCCAAGAATCAATGTACTATTTGAATTAATATTAAAAGGATTTACTGATTTAACAACAGAGGATGTTGATGCATAAAGATAGATGTTGTATCCATCATATGATATTCCTACATTTTCTTTGCCCGCCAAAACCGATGTTGGATTAACTATAGATGCAAATAAAGTATATTGTGCATTTGAAGAATTATAATAATATAAATAATATCCTGATGCCGGTAATGGATTTTTTTGCAAAAATAAAATATTTGATCCATCTACAGAATTAATTGAAAATAAATATTGATTGCTCGCTGTAACACTAGATGATGTTTGAACAAAAATAGAGAATGAATTTTGAACATATTGACCAAAATCTGGAAAATATAAATAGTCTGCAGATGAAGACCAATTCATTCCACTTGAAGAATTTACTGTTAATGTTCCACCGGAATTAGAAATAAATTGTAATGGACTTAGATATTTTATTCCTATACCATTTTCATCTATTGCAGTTTTATATTCTTCTTTGTAATTTTTTAAATCAAACTTATCATATTTTCTATAATACAAAAAATTATTTGAATCATATATTAAATTAAAATAATCTACATTTTGATTATTATTTGAAAAATATTCTGGATCATTTTGATATCCGGCCCAGACGAGATGATTTTTTATTGTATTAGAACTTAATTCATAATTATATATTGCTAAATTAGATATCAAAAAGCTTGTACTACCTGAATAATTTGTATTAATTGATGAACCATCAATTACATATTGAACCATATTTAATCTTGAAGCTGAATTAATTAAAGCATTATTGTATAAAATAGCACTATAACCCTGATCATTATTAACTTTTAAGCTTATTGCTCCACCATTGTATGTTGCAACAATGTGCAATGGTGTATCAAGATTTTTTAAATAATAATAGGCTTCTGAATTTCCCGTTCCGGGATATCCATATCTTAAAGTATTTGAATTGTAGTCATAGTATATTTTTGATATTGTTGAGCCAGTGCTGGTATTTATTGCTTTTAAAATATCTAATTGATTATTATTGAAATATCCAGATGCTGTGTTGTTTAATTCGTAGCCATTTCCATTAAATAATCCATTAAAATGAAACCAAAATTCTAATGAATATGTTGAGTTTACTGAATTAGCATTAAATGCATCATATGTATTGTTTATTCTAATACTTGCTGTTGGTGAGGTTATTCTTGCCACCGACCCAGAATTTAATATAAGTGGTGGGGTAGAAAAAATAACATTACTAGAAACAAAAGCATGATTACTAGCAGTAGTAATATCATAATTACTACTGCTGTTTATATTAGATAAATCCCAGTAACCTAAAGGATTATCAGATATCACTCTGTACCTATATGACATTATATTCTCCTTATGATGCTGACCATTTTACTATAACTATTCCGGGTGCGCCTTTTCCGGGATATGATGTTTGTGTGGATTCAGTTGGTCTTCCAGCGCCTCCCCCTCCGGCTCCATATCCTCCCGCAACAGGATTATACTGAGCATTTTGCCCCTTTCCTGAAATTGGAGTCGTGGAAGCTGAGTTTTGAGCAAGCAATGAACCACTTGAATTAAAATTCCGACCACCTAATATTCCACTATAGAATGTATAACTTGAAGAATTAACATTTATTAGTTGCCACTTTTGAGTTGATGTTGTGGCATATGTGATGCTTGCCAGTGCTACACTCACAAGAGAGGGTATGTTGAAAAACTCTCCTTGCATCCATTCAGATGCAGAACCTGTAAAGATTAAAGTAAGTGATCCTGATGTTTGAAGGGGAGATGTAGTAACGGTAGATTCATACTTCCAGAAATATAAATTAGAATAATCTATATAGTCTGCATAAGGTCCACCCTTTCCTCCTCCGAAATAAGCCGATCCTGCTCCGAGTGCATTCGCGTATCCTCCTCCGCCGCCCGCAGAAAAATATAAAGAGGAAGGAAGAAATCCCGGAAAATATCCTGTAACGCCTGCTCCACCTGCTCCGGAACTGCCGGACTGACTTGGATTTCCAGCAGATCCAGCACCACCTCCTCCGCCTGAATATCCTGCTGTTGCTATTGCGGAACCTCCGCCGTATGCCTGTTTTCCCACACCCGGTAAAATTCTATAATTGCCATTTAGGGAATCAACAACATATGTTCCTCCACCTCCACCTCCGCCTGAGGCTGCAATAAAACTGATTCCATCTGATGCGGTAAAAAGATTATCAAGCGCGTCTGCGCCAAATCCTCCACCGGGTGCAGTGTA